CACAATAAAAGAAACAGATATAAATATACCTAAGCTATGCCCTGTATTTAAAGAGCCATTAGAAAAAGAATTTAGACCATTAGGTAAAAAAGGAGCGTCTCCATATGCAGCGTCTCTTGATAGAATAGATAATACTAAGGGGTATATCAAAGGTAATGTTCAAGTAATAAGTACTAAAGCTAACACAATGAAAGGTAATGCATCTCCTGACGAGTTATTGCAGTTTGCTTATTGGATACTCCTTACTTATGGACATTTAATTGATAAAGAAATAAGTTGACAAAGTAAATAGTTGTGATATACTAATATCCTTAATGTTTGAAAGGAGAGAATATGGAATTAGATGACAATAAGATAGAGAAGATGATGCAAGCTTCTGTCAATATGAGAGATAAGATTGATGAATTAGAAAATCAAATAACTGAAATTAAAACTCAGAAAGACAAAGTTGATTTAGCTTTAAACGAAGCATGCAGAACACTTAATGTGACTAGTTTGAAAACTAAAGTTGGAACACTATCAAGAACTTTACGTACAAGATATTGGACGAGCGATTGGCCTGAAATGTACAAGTTTATAAAAGAAAATGATATGCCTGAGTTCTTTGAAAAGAGATTAGTTCAATCGACAGTTAAAGAGTTTTTAGAACAAAACCCTGACAAAGCACCACCGGGTTTACAAGCAACAAGTGAATATACAGTAAGAATAACTAAAAGTAGAACTAAGGAGGAAGTATGAGTACAGAATTAGATGTATTTGGAAATACCGCAGTAGCAACACATACCCGTAGAGATGATGGCTTCACTGCAAATATAACAGGTAGTTCATCAACTGCTAAACGTATTTCTATACGTGGTGGTAAATTTAGATTGATGGTTAACGGTAAAGAAGTTGAGAAGTCAAATCAAGACGCACTCGATGTAGTTATTGTTAATGCATCACCACACGTTCATAGAATGTATTTTTCTAAAGCATACGTGCCAGGCGAAAAGATGCCACCACCAACATGTTGGACATCTGATAGTCAAAAACCTGATGAAGCAGTTGTAGAGAAACAAGCAGAAAATTGTTTATCATGCCCACAAAATATCAAAGGTTCAGGCGCTAACGGAACTAAAGCATGTCGTTTTAGTAGACGTGTTGCGGTAGTTCGTGCTGATGATATGAATGGTGATGTTTATCAAATGACTTTACCTGCACAATCAATATTTGGTAACGGTACAAAAGATTGTAAACCACTACATGAATATACAGATTACGTCCGTGCTAATGGTCAGAATTTAATGTCTGTTATATCACGCGTATCTTTTGATGAAGACTCATCAAGCACTAAGATTGGTTTTAAAGCTATTCGTATTCTTAATGATGACGAGTATGCAGTATGTGCCACGAAGTCAACATCAGAAGAAGCTAAACGTGCAATTACGTTATCAGTAAACGTTAACAAAGATGAAGATGGTGAAGAGTTTGAACAAAAGAAACAACAACCTATTCAACGTCCACAAGTAGCCGCACCTAAAGTAGAAGATGATATTCCTGAACCTACAGTTCGTGCAGCAGAAAAACCTGTGGCACCGCCTCCACCTAAACCAGCAGCGCCTAAAGCAGACCAAGGTGATGTAAGTTTGGATGATCTAGTATCAGATTGGGCGTAATCATGCGTGGTTACTCCCAAGTAGTTATCGAAGCAAACGCTAAAGCTAAAGAGACTACAGGGACACTTTTAGGTGCGGTCTGCATATCACTAAAACACCCTGCTAGTCAAGTAGCAAAAGCGCTTAACGTTTCACGTCAAACGGTGTATGATTGGTTTTCGGGTAAAGCAAAGCCATCAAGAAAACTTGACCAAAAGATTAAGGAATTGATCGTTAGTCTTACCAAGTAATACCTTGGGGCAAATAATATTGCCCCACCTATTTTAGCAACACAACATTTTGAGAGATAAATGCAAACAAAAGAATTTTTACAACAAGTATGGCCTGATCAAGGATATTATTGTATCCTCGGCAAAGACCAACAAAATGTAGTAGTTCCTAAGTTTATAAATTCCATAGATGAAGCAATTGAAGTAGTAAATAAATTACTAAGCGATAAGCAAGACGTTTACTTTGCATGTTCAACATATGTTGAACCTACTGAACGAAAGAAAATAAATGCAAAAGAACAACGTATTTTATGGTTAGATATAGACTGTGGTTTCGATACAAAGAAACGTAAATGGAAAGACTATGAAACTAAAGACGCAGCACTTGTAGCGTTACGTTCATTCACAGATATAACACAACTTCCTGCTCCTACTATTGTAGACTCAGGTAGAGGTATCCATTGTTATTGGCCTTTTACTGAACCTGTAGATAAAGCTATATGGCAACCTGTTGCTGAAGGTTTAAAGTTTTTATGTGCTAAACATGGACTTAAAGCTGATGGTGCTTGCACTGCTGACATGGCTCGTATCCTACGAGTTCCAGGCACAAAAAACTATAAAGATGTAGCTAAACCTGAAGATGTAACTGTGTTAAATCAAGGCACACCTACTCCGTTTGATGAGTTAGCAAGTCTTATACCTATACATCTTACCGATAAACCTAAAGCTAAACGTCCACTAGATGAAGCTACAAAAGCTATACTAGGAAACAATTCATCTAAGTTTATGAAGATTATTGAACGCTGCCGTAAAGAAGATGGTTGCGCGCAGTTAGTTCATATCATGACTAAACAATCAACAGTAGAAGAACCTCTATGGCGTTCAGGTTTATCTATTGCAGCTTACTGTGAAGACTCTGAGTCAGCAATCCACAACATATCTAAACATCACCCTGATTATGACTATGCTAGGACAGAAGCAAAAGCTAGTGCTATTCCAGGGCCACATACATGTAGACAATTTGAAGGCTTACGTCCTGAAGGTTGTGATGGATGTAAACATAAAGGTAAGATTACTTCTCCAATAGAATTAGGTAGAGTTATTCTACGTTCTAAAGGTGCGGATAATGTTATCCAAGCTAAGTCAGAAGAATTAGGTGAAGTTGTTACATATCAAATCCCTGATTACCCATTCCCATATTTTAGAGGAAAGAATGGCGGTGTATATAAAACTGTAGCTGATGAAGATGAAGAAGCTATTATGGTTTATGACTATGACTTCTATCTTGTCGAAATACTAAATGATCACGCTATTGGTTTCTGTGCATGGTTTAAATTACATTTACCTCACGAAGGTGTCCAAGAGTTTATAGCACCTTTAACACAACTCTTATCACGTGAGGAAGCTAGAAAGATTTTAGTAGCTAAAGGTATTGTTAGAAATGGTAAGAAGTTAGATAACGTTATTGATTACATCATAGCTGTAGTAGATGCTGATCAAAAGCAAAAACCATCAACACCTATGTATAAACAATATGGTTGGAATGCTTTATACAACAAAGTTGTGATAGGTAATCGTGAGATTAGTGCTTTTGGTACTAAGTATGTTCCTGTGTCTGAAGATTTAAACGATGTAAACCCAGCCTTACAAAAGAAAGGGACTTACGAAGAATGGAAGAAAGCTATATCAGTTTATGAAAGACCTGGTATGGAGTTACGTGCGTTTGGTTTCTTTTGTGCCTTTGGTTCTTTACTTATGCCCTTTTTTAAATCTAAAGAAAAGTCAGCAGTAATTAATTTATATAACCCTGAGTCAGGACAAGGTAAATCTACAGTCTTACAAGCTATGACTAGCGTATATGGTAATCCTGACCTATCAGCTAAACTTATTCAAGTATGGGGTGATACAGGTAACTCAGTTATTAATCGTATGGGATACATGAATAATTTGCCTGCAGCAGTTGATGAGTTTACTAAAGTAACACCTGACCAACTACATGAGTTCTTAAAATTTATGTCAACAGGTCGTGGTAGAAATCGTATGGGTAGTGGCGGCACAAATAAGGAAAGACAAAACGATACCGTATTTAATCTTATTTGCGTTGTATCTTCTAATACAGACTTTAGAACAGTTATGTTCTCATCAAATGCTAAAGCTTCAGGTGAGATGGCTCGTTTCTTACAATTACGTATTGATAAAGATACCAGCTTAACAAAGAAAGAAGCTGATGATTATTTTGGTAGACTATTTGATAACTATGGACATGCAGGGGAAATATATGCCCAATGGATTATATCAAATCTTGAATCTGTAAAATTAGCTTTAAAACAAACTCAAGAGAAGATAGATAAGGCATGGAACATAGCAGGGGAAGACCGCAAGTATTCTGCTACATTAGCTGCAGTATTTTTAGGAGCCCAGATTGCTAAACAATTAGGTATTCATAATATAAATCTAGAACCTGTTAAACAGGTTATTAAACTAGAGTTAGATAAATCTAGAATAGAGCTTAAAGCCCGTGACTTTGATGCTATGGAAACCCTAACTACTTTCTTACATGAAAATTTAAAGAACACTTTAGTTATTAATAGTGTCATAGACTCACGAACAGGGTTACAAGAAGCTCCTTTATTAAAACCAATCAATGAATTACGTGTAAGAATTGAACCAGATACTAACACAATATACATTCCTGTAGGTATAATGCGCTCATACTTAAAGGATCTTGGTAACGTAGATTACGAGGATTTTATTAAAAAGCTAAAAGATAATAAGGTTTTGAAGTATAAATCAGGAGATTCTAAAGTGTTACAAAAAGGATTAGATATTAGCGGATCAGGTGTTCGATGCATATGGATTGATAACTCTAGTTTTGAAGGACTTAAGACTAACGACTTACCATTGGATATACCACGAAGTGTTCACTAACGGCGTAAATTATCAGATTGATTGGCCTACATTTGTACCAGGCTCGTCTATCTTTATACCTGCTATTGATACTGAGTCAGCTATCAAAGCCATACAAAAAGAAAGTGAACGACTAGAATTTCAGTTCGTTCACAAAATTGTTGTAGAAAATAACGTTAAAGGTATTAGAGTCTGGCGATTATAATTACTCGTTAAACCCTGCTTGTTCTCTTAACTGTTGTATATATCGTGTAGTTCTATCATCATCTGCACCTGTATTAACAAGGTATCTGAGCATATCACGTCTCTGAGTTTCAATATTATTTAATCTTTCTTTCTTATCTTTAGGATTAATATTGCTATCAGTAAGAACTTGGTTTTCATAGTCTCTTAATATTTTTAAGTTTTGTTCAATAGTTTGAAGCTCAGGTTGTAAATTAAATAACTTTTGTTTTCTTTCTACATATTCATTAAATTCTTTTTGACCTTTTTCATCTACTGAATATTTTTCAAGTTTTTTATAAGACTTATAAGCTTTATTAACTTCATCACTTAATTCATAAAGATCGTTCATATCACGTGTGCCATATTGTTTAACTAAAAAAGAATTAAAGTTAGGCAACATTAATAGTTTTTCTCTAAATGTTTTATCAGGAAGTGTTTCACCTCTCATATCAGCAATCATATTTTCTGTAAAGAAATTGATTACTGCAGAAGTTGAACCTAATAATTCTCTAATAGCATTATCATAATATAAAGGAGACACGCCTGTAGATTCTCCTAATAGCATGGACATTTGCATAGTATGTTTAGGACTAAATTGCAATTCAGATTCAAGGCCTTCTTGACCTTGACCAATAATAGGTCTATCAGTATAGAAGTTATAGTTTAAAGATGCCTCCACTGCAGGTTTAGTAATTGCTGGCATACCTGAAGGTATAGATATAGCCTTAATAAGTCCTGCTTGTAAGGCTTTATTCATCTTCTTAGAGTCTTCACTACGTTCAATAAATCTTTGATATAAATGTTCAGCAAATACTTTAAAGAATAAACCACTGAAGTCGGTTCTCATTGGAATCTTATAACCACCAGGCAGTATAAAGAAACTATCTCTTTCAGAAGGATCTAACTTTTTATAGTCATCGTCATCACTCATTAGTGAACAATACAACAAAGTTAAAATCATTAATTGAGAACCATTCAATACAAATCGTTTAAAGTTGTTCCATCGAGTATCAGGCGTGATACCTTCACCAAATACTGTAGCACCAGATACATGGAGTGCTTGTAAGTTAGCACCTACAAATGGCACAAGCTGTCTCATGATGTTAATAATTTGACCTGAACCTGTTCGTCTAAAGTTAATAATTTCTGCAGCTCTATGCATAGCTAAAGCTTCGTTACCTGTTTCTAACATAGTTTGTGAATAGATAGCTTGTCTAATAACATTATCAGAACCCATAGCCAGTGCAGTAAATGGTGATAAGGCAGCCTTTTTAATAGCTCTCCATGTTTTATATTTCTTACCGTCTTGAGTTGCTATGTTATCTATGCGATCATATTCTTTAGAGTAATCAAAAGAACCAACAATGACGGCTTCTTTTAAGCGCTTACGTGCTTGACTTAAACCTAATGGAGATAGCGCTATTTCCTTAACTACTTGTAGAGGTAACATAATAGGGAACTTAACACCAGATAAAACCAGTGCCGATAATGTATCCTGACAAACTTGTGATAAAGAGAATAGAGGATAAAGAACAATGTTTTGTCTTAACCAATGTGTATACCCACTAAAGTCTTTTAAACCATTAATTAGTGCAGGTTCTAGTCCTGTAAACCCATCAACCATACCCTTAGCATCAAAACCTTGGAAGTCATAACGATTAAGAACATTTCTCTCTTCACCGTTAACAATTACATTTTCCCAAATCTGTACTGAATTGGTGTTAGCTATTGGACCACGCTTTTGACCTGTAGTCTTTTTAATGTCATCAGGAATATATTGTTTGTAAAAATCAATCTTAGTTTTAGCTGCTTTATTATTGATACCTTTTTTAATAATATACTTAACCCAATTGTCCATGTTGTCAAAGACATTATTGATCTCTCTATAACTACCTCTAAACTTAGGATCTCTAGCAGCATCAAGTAAACCACGTGTATGTTCTTTTCTACCACCAACATGACGTTCACCTTCTTCGTCTTCAAAGACACGATTAAAAGGAACGTAGTCCATGATTTCTAATAGCTGTTCTACACCCGCTGTATTATATAAACCCATGTCTTTAGCAAAGTTTAATACTTTAGCGCGAACATCATTCCACATATCAAACACATCATTAAGCTCAGGGTATTCATTTAATATTTCTAACCCTGCTTCTATTTCAGCATCAGTCATGTGAACTAGTTTAAAGTCTCTAGCTAGTTTATCATTAGCTTCTTTACGTTTACCTTTATTTAAAAGTTTTAATACGTCAGTTTTAAGTTGATCATTATGTGCATTTAATCCTTTTGAACGTTTAGCAATAAATGCAGAGCTTGCATATTCAAACATTTTTACAGGGTCAATACCTTTTTGTTTAGCTAACTTATCAATTCTATTTCTAATATTTTTCATACTAGATCTTGAGTTAGTAATTAAGAATTTAAATAGGTTAGGATTAAATTTAATGTTACCTCTTTCTAAGAAAGCCTCTGCCATCTCAGTACCATGTACTGCTTGTGATATTTCTAATGCTATATGAGCTTTAGCTAAGTCAACCATGCTAACCCCTGCTTTTCTCATAGCATCAAGTATCTTTTTGTTTATAGCAAAGTCAAATGAGAACGCCCATTTTCTAAAGTTAGTAATAGCTTGACCTGTAGATTGCACTGGAGCAGCTGCAAACTTTTGAAGTCTAGTTTGTTTAGGAACACGAGGTCTACGTTTCTGACCTGTTCTAGCATGTAATTCATCCATTTGATCTGGAGTTCTTTGTTCATAAACAAATGATTCGGCACTAGATGCTTCATCTTTTATTCTATCAAAAATACCCGTTTTAGGACCTTCCATTAATTCAGGCACTACAGAAATAATATCATTTAATAAGGTATTTGATATGTCGCCTAAATTAAGTAGTTTTTTAATGCCTTCTACAAAGTCATTCCATAGTGAAGATACTTCGGCTTTACCTCCTTCTATACTTGGAAGAGAGGCTAAGAACTTTTGAAAATCAGGATTTGATAACGCTTCTGAAGTAAACTCAAATATGTCTTTTAATCCATATGGTTTTTCCATAGGTTTTTTTGAGAATACAGTTTTTGACCATGCTTTATACGCAGTGTTATAAATCTTAACCATACGTTTACCCGCTTCAGTCTTACCAACATGTTCTGACGTAGTATATTCATGTGGTTGAAAACCAGCATTTTTTAGTTGTTTGCTTACAGAATGTTTAGTAAATACAGCTTTACGTAGAGCTGCTACTGTAGCAGAGTGTACTGCTTCGTGAAGAATAGTTTTAATATTACCTATAGATTTGTCTACTCGAATTTTATTTAAAAGACTATTAAACGTACCTCTAAAAGTAGTATTTTTTGCTTTATTAACTGTATCAACTTGATATTTAGTACGTATTAAATTAGGAACATTTAATAATTTATTAATAAGTGCTTTTTCTGCGTCACTTGTTTTATCTGCATGTTCTGTTTGTATAATATTAAGAGCTTGTCCTAAAGTTTTAGCTTTAGTTGTAGTTGCAATAACTTCAGGTTGGTTTTCATTAACCGTACCTTCAACAGAGCCTTCAACATTAAACTCTTCTTTTTCAATAGCTGAAGGTTTAGATACATCTATTTTTTTAGCTTTACGAGATGCTTTTAATTCATTAATTGTTTGTTGAGCAACTGCAATATCATCTTCATTAGCAGTGCCATTTTGTAGTGATTCAACTAAAGGATTAGTAGGGTCTAATGAACGAAGTAAATTACCCATGCGTTTCATGAGTTTAGTTTCTTCTGAATCAATTTTAAAGTCGGGTGCTAAATCTTCTTCAGATTTTAATACTTCATTAGCATTAGCTTCTTGTTCGTCTTTTTGTTCATCTACTTCATCAGCAGTATCTCTTACCCAACCTTCAGATACAGTACCATCTGGATTAGTAGTAGAGAATCGTTTAAAGCCAGGAATAGTTATTGTTTTAGTTTCAGCTTCTTGATCTAATGTATCGTCGCTTGTTTCTTCTCCAGTTTGAGTGAGTCCAGCAGCACTTCCACTGATATCAACTGTAGGTCCGAAACGTCCTTGAGTTCCTCCGGGAGTTCCATATTTTTGTCCTCCAGATACTGCATCACTAATTGTAGTTGTTCCAGTGTCAAGTCCTGCATCTGCTGCCTCAGCTTTCTGATCTAAAACATTTGTAAATGTGCTTACAGCTTTTTCGTTTATTTTACCAGAATGTGCATCTAATGCATCCTCTAGTAGTTTTCGGCCATCTGGTGTAGATATGTCTTGACCTATTAATTGTTTATACGCTTTACTATTTTTGGTTAATCCCCACGAAGTTAACGTAGTATCAGTAAGTGTACCTTGATCAGGGGCTGGCATACTTTCAATATCTTGAGCTTCGTTAACTACTTGAGCTTGTTGAGCTGCTTTTAGTTTATCAGCGTCTGCTTGTTTTTGAGCTAATGTTTGTTTTGCTTGACTATCTAAATCAGTAAATATACTTTTAATTTGTGCATCACGAGTAGGATTAGCTTTCTTTTGCTGATCTTCTAATGTTTGTTTATGTAAATCATCTCTTTCTTTTTGATATATTTTTTGATTTTCTTTATATTGAGATATAGCAGTAATAGGTGCGGCTGTAGCAAAACCCGCTATAATACCTTGAGCGCCAGCTTCTGCAACACCTTCATCCCATGGACGACCTGTAGCATAGTTTTGAGCAATCTGTTCTTGCATAGATTGAGGAAACTCTTCTAATGTTGATTCAGCAAAAGATGATTTAATTGATTGTGTTAAAACATTTTTAGCAGCAACTTTTTCTGCTTGAGTTGCTGCCTTACTTGTAGCGCCTACAATAAGAGTATCAATATCGGTTAGACCTAATTTTTGAGCAACCTTACCACCAAAAGCCCCTGTAAGTCCTGTCAAAATACCACTTATAATAGAAGTTGCTTCTTGTTTTAAAGATAAAACTCTGTCTTCATTTTGTAATCGTACTGACTCTGCCATTGAACCTGCTTGAGCAGTTGCTTCAGAAATACCACTACGTGTTATAGCTCCCATCTTTGGAGCTATTTTAGGAAGAATACCTCTACCGATAGCTAACTCACTACCAAACATCATAGGTAAGGATTGCTCGATAACATCAAGAGCTGCTTCAGGACGTTTAGCATATTCCCATGTAGCTGCAGGAATTGATTTATACCAAGGTTTATCTTTAGCAGCGTCCTGTGCTGCTTTTTGAGCATCCATTATTTTTGCTAAGCGTTCAGGGGATTTGAGATTTTCTAATGAAGTTTGAAGCTCTTCATCAGATGGTGGCACAGGAATACCATGACTTCTATAAAAGTCACGAACAACATCTTTAGCTTTACCTATATAACCTAAACTTATAAGGTCTTCAAGACCGGACATCATTTGTCTAAGACCAATAGTTCCTTGAGCTAGAGTAGTTGCTTGATCACCAAGAATTCTTCTAGTCCAACCAGATGGCTCTGCAGGGGGTTTTACTTCTTGGTCTGCTTGAGTTTGTTTTGGAGTTTCTTCAGGAGGAAGACCTATTTCTTCAGCAGAAAAAAGCTTTTTTGCTTCTACAGGTTTTTCTTTTTCAGGAGAAAGCCCTATTTCTTCAGCTGTAAAGAATTTCTGATTAGGACTAGGTGCTTTATCTTCACTGCTAAGATCAAGACCTATCTCTTCAGCAGTGTAATATTTAGTCATCTTGTGATTCGTTATCTGCTGACCCAGCTAATGATAAAGCTGATGTATAAGGTGTATATTGATTAGGACCTACTTGAATATATTTTTTACCGTCTTTTCCAGTAACAACTTTATTAGCTGCTGGTCCATTTAAATTAGGTATTGCTTTTGGATTAAACTTAGTTTCTTTATCTATAGATGGTTTTTCACCTTTGAAAATATAATTTTCATGTTTAGTTAATAATGCATTAAATTCAGCTTGATATTTTTGAGGATTTTGTAAATATAAAGTTTTAAATGCTCCAACACCATATTTTTTCTCAAAATCATCCACTGCTAATTTATCTACATCACGTCTTAATTTAGCTGTATTAACTGCAGAGTCACCTTTATTTTTAGCGCGGGCTACACCAATTTGTGTTTCAAGAGTAGCATTAGTTTTCTTGGCTTCAAAGTTATCTTTCTTAGCAGATTCTCTAAGCTCCATAGCTGTTTTAAAGTCACCAACAGATTCAGCATATTTAGCTTGGTTAAGTTTATTAATAGCATCACGATTTAAACGTTTAGCCGCAATAATGTTTTTATTCATTTCAGAAACAGCAGGACCTGCTTTAATTCCAGCTGCAGTAGCTCCTCTTAATACACCACCAGGAGTAGTACCAAAACCTTCAGCTAGTTTAAATAGAATGTCTGCTTGACTTGCTTTTTTAGTTTCTGCAATATCTTCTAGTGTTTGATCTTTTAAAGTTTTTTCTTGTGAAGCATAATAATTAGGATCAACAAAATTTGATTTAAGCGCTTGTGTTTCCATTTTTAATTCATCTGCTGTTGGAATATTAGGTATCGCCATTAATGCTGCAGATGGTTGGTCATAATAAGATTCAAAATCATAATCGTAGTTATAATTTTTAGGTGCTGTAACTCTATTACCTTTAGCAAAGGATATAATGCCACCGCCAGCAAAATTCTGTTCGTTATACATACCTTCATCAACAGGTAATGTAGCTACACCAGAGTCCATAGATTGGGTAGGTGGTGCTTGAGTAGGTGCAGCTTGGTTAGTTAAACCCACAATACCTTGAGGTTGAGTAGATTCAACTAATTTATTATTAACTTGTTCAGCTATAGTTTTAGTAGGACTAGGTTGCATTGTTTTAGAAGCTGATTTGTCACGAGCAACTGCACTTGCAGCTAAACTAACAAGTAACTTACCTTGAGAACCAAATTCTGGAGGAGGGTTTTGACTATACTTTAATAGTATATTAGGATCTCTTTGTCCCGCCTGAATTAAATCATTTAAGGTTTTGTTTAAATCAATAGCGCCAGCATCGGGTTTATTAAAGTTACTAAACATATATTTATCCTATGATAAAGCTTTAGAAAGAGCAAGACCAGATAAACCTAAGCTGGCTATCTGTGATGCTGTACTTGGTTGTGGTGTATATTGTACCTGAGTAGAACCCAAAGCACCTGCATTACCACGAAGAATATTACTGAGCCATTCAACTTGTTGTTTTTGATAGTTATTTTGTTCATTAAATTGTTGATACTTCATATCATCAATTTGTTGTTGCAGTGCTTGTTTTTCACCTTCAGTAGCAGCTTGAGCTTTTAATCTTTCTAAGTTAGCTGTTTGTTCTGCAGTACCAAGAGCACCAAGTTTACCTGAAGTATCAATACCAGCAGCTAACCCAGCAAGACCTACATCTTTACCTAAACCAGCTGCATATTGTTGCCCTTGTTGAGATAATTGAGCCGCTTGCATTTGAGCCGCACGATCTTTTTCAAATTGAGCTTGTGCATTTTGATAAGCAGCTTCTTGACCTTTAGCTCTAATATCACCTATTGTTTGCATTGCATTACGGCCTTGTTCAGCTTGTAATAACGCTTGACGCGCACCACCAAATGTTCCGCGACCAATAGCACCTGTCATACCTGCCGTTTTATCCATAGCCGCTTTTCGTTCCGCTTCTCGCACTGCAATATCAGTTACATTAGAAGCATATGGAGACATATATGCCGCTGCAGCTGGAGCACCAAAAGCACCTGCTGTATAAGTAGTAGGAGAATATCCAAAAGCTTGACCTAATCCAGCAGCACCTGCGCCAAAACCCATAGTTTGACCAGCAGTTAAGCCTGAAGTAGATTGTCCAAATTGACCTGGTGTTGTTAAACCCATTGTCGAAGCTTGTACACCTAATTGACCGGGTGTGAATCCAGCAACACGTTCACCTGTATAAGTAGGCATAGGTTTTACACCATTAACACCACCTTCAGCATCTGTAGCATAAACTTGCTTAGCTGATTGCTTCATTAACTCTTCATAGTATGGCTTTGCATATTCAGGCAAGTTAGTAGAATAAGAAGTAGAGGTAGTATTACCACCACCACCGCCTGATTGACCACCACCATAAAATGTAAATGACTCTACTAAAGAAGTCACCCAGTTAAATATGTTAATTAATTTCATATATCTTTCTCCACAACCATTCTAACGGTATTAAAGTTTGCTTTTAATTTATAAAGTCTTGCTTGAGCTTCTTGAGCCCATGCGCTTGCTTTTGTAGCACCCTGCGATTTAGCCCATGATTCTACTTGGCTAAACGTTTCATCATTAACAATTCCATTACCACCTAATGCAGTTATAAACATAACGCGATCATTAGGTCTATTTATAAATTCTACGGTCATAGCTCCATTAATAACATTTTTGTCATTAACTGAAACTAAAAGGGTTTGTTCGCCCCTTCCTAAACTAAATTTTAATTGGTCTAATGTAAAGTCACCACCGCTTACATTAATTGACGCGTTTAAATATTCTTTTATATTTTCCCAAACATCAAATATATAGTTTGGTGCTACTACTTTAACTGTATTCATGCAGGCATGTATTTTTCAGGTTTAATTTGTTTACCTTGTTTAGTGTGACCTGTTCTAGCTTTTCTAACTCTATCTAACATAGAGTATAAACGTTTTGATCCTGCTTTAGTAGACCCATTACCAATATGACTTACAACATCAGCTGGTACTACAAACTCACCATCTGCTAAACGAGCGGGTTGTTTACCTTCTATTGTAGCAGGAATTGAATCACTCATACCATCACCAGCGCCATCTAAATAACCACCTTTAGCATAACCTGTTCTAGCGCCAGTTAAGTTTTGTACAAACGCTGCTTCAGGAGGAACTGTTTGATTTTTCATAGCATTAGCAACATTAGCTAGTGTGCCTGGAGCATAGTTATTAGTGGGCATATTGCCAGAACCTATAGAACCAATACCTAAACTTCTTAATTGATTTTCATTATCTTGAGTTTTTGCTACTTCATTAAGCACTGATACTTCAGGTGTTGAAGGTTGAGCCGGAGCTGTTGTTGGATCTTGTAATTCTAAGTTAGCTACACCGCCTTCAGCATAGCCTAATGTTTTTGCGCCCTGCATAGATTCTTGTGAAGCTAATGTATTTAATCTTCCAATACCATATCCATCGGATGAAATATTTTCCATAGCTTGACCTTCTGGTCTATTATATAAATCAGCTACTCCACCACCTACAGAAGGGTTACTTATAGTTCCACCAATAGCATATGAATTAATTGCTCCACCTTTAGCAACTAAACGAAGACCTGTATCTTGGTTTAAGTTTAATCTTGAATAAGGATCATATTTTTGTTCTTTAGATGATGTTTGCATTGGTTCACCATATAAATCAGAGGGTTCTAAACCACCAGTCACAGCTGCACCTGCAAATGGTAGTGCTGTTTTACCTAAAGCACCCATAGCAGAATCAGCGCCTATAGCTTTAGTATAAGCATCAATAGCTGCTTGATTTCCAGTAACAGAGCCTAAAGCACCGCGCCCTGCTTGTGATAAATTACCCATAAGTGTTGGGTCAGGTTGAATAGAAGCAGTATTATTAAAAGTATTAGCCATACCAATTGGTTTGCTTTGAGCTAAAGCTTGTTCTAATGGCGTTCCTGAAGAAGCTCCTGATATAGCTGAATTAGTCATACCTGATTGAGCAGCATTAGTTAAGAGGGCATTATTTTGAGCTAAATCAGCGCCTGTTGTAGCAGCGCCACCAAAACCAGCACCTGTAGCTACATCAGGATTTACCCATCCACCTTGATAAGGAGTATTAGAAGCTAAATTAGCAGCTTCAGTAGCTCCTGGTACAGCAGCACCTGCAGCTTTTGCAGCACTCATAATACCTGCACCACTATAACCACCAAGCCCACCAGTTATAGCACCTAATAATTTATTTTTGTTTGTTAACGCCCCTGTAGCAGAACCAGCTAATATACCTGTAAGCATAGGATAAGAAGCAAATTGCATGCCTGGAATCATAGAAGCAATACCACCTACTACTGTAGGAAGTAATGATTTAAAGAAACCCCCTAAGCTAAAGGCTTCAGGAAGACCTGTATGTGGATTTATAGATAATGAACCACCCTGTGCCATAGCTAAGCCCTGAAGGCCAGCTACTTCTGAAGGGCTCATATGAACGAGCATTGAGTCGCCATTGCGACCTAATGATGCTAAACCTTGAGGGGATTGGTATGCCATAAAGAAAAGTCCTTAATTTTGTCTAATAATATCATGTTTTATACGGCTTCACCACCAGAAACTGTGATTGTAGCCCCAGTTGCAGAAGCTTTAACTTGTAGTGTACCTCCAGCATTCATAATTTGAACACCTTGCCATCTGTATAAATCACGTGGGTATAAAAGCCATTCATAAAATAAAGCATTTCCAGTACCTGCTGTACCACCACTTGGCACTAAATAAACTGAAACAGTAAGAGACGTAGCTGTTGTATTGCATATATTAATGTCTTTTACATAGGTTCTTGTATTAACAGGCGTCGTATAAACAGTAGTATATCCTGTTGTTATCGCAGCTTGACCTAGTTGTAATCCTGTTATATTTTGAAATGCCATTTATAATCCCCCTAACCAATTCATTACGTTTAAACTATTAACCTGCTGAATAGTCTGAGTATTTGCGATGTCTAGTGTATTAAAATAAAGACGTTCTGCATTACTAAAAGATTCTTGATACGTTTGACTATACGCAATTGTAGGTATAGGTAAGTTAGGTGCTTTAGTTTTTAATATATATTCAGCCATTAATTTCTCGTTCCGTCAGGACGTCCATCAATTCTTGGTAGACCTAGTTGCCATTGTGTACCTACTGTATCAGATGCAATCTTAAAGTTAATTTGACGCCCGCGTGCCCTAATAAATACTTGGTTTGTATATTGATCAATGGTTGCTGTTGTTGTAACAATATCTGCTGCTGTAGTTTGTCCTTCTGCATTAGTAGTAGAGGACGCTGCGCCAGGGAAATTACGTACGCCTACAGTCATAGTAACTTCAGGTATAATTGGAGCACCCGTTACAGGATTAGTTGTTTCAGAACCTCCAAAGTTAACATCGGGAATTACACGACGAATTAACATATATTTATCGCCATCATTAATATCAACGTCCGCAGATTGAATATAAGAAGTAATAGGCAGTGGAGCAGCTCCTAAAGGTTGTCCATCATCTGTACCATTTTCATGCTGATATACCCAGCCGTTACCACTCGCATCACTAGCTAATGCAACGGGATTATTAAATACGCCAGAATCAATCCACGCGGTTCTTTCTAGTTGACCATAGTACCAAATGTTTTCAAGGTAATTAAATACAACGTAGCGATCAATCTCATCAGAATTAGCTGAAGGATAGAACCAAATGATCTCAGTAAACTTATTATTAACACCCGCAAAAATAAGCGCACTTTGTGTATAGTTAATATCAGTAAATATGTATTGGCGTAATGTACAAGGTAATGTATCAACACGGCCAGAGTATGTATAGAAGCGATCACGCCCCATCCAGTAAGTAATATTGTTAGAACCTACAACTGCATTAGCACCAATAATAGATATGTTGTGAGATAACTCTTGTAAACCAAATACTTCTTGTGTACCTAAATATTGAATAGAAGTCAACGAAGTATTAGTAAATACAAGCGTTTCTTGTCTAGTATTAATTGCCGTAACAATTCTTGAACCTGATTGAAGTCTTAAGAACCCTGCAGTATTAGTTACAGTAGGTTCCCAATTTTCTGGTTCAGGACCAATATCAGGATCAACGTTAGACCAACGAATAAGTAAAGGATCATAAGTACCTAAATAATTAGGAGCAGATTGTGTTGGGTCATAATTAGTGCATCCTAATGCAAATAAGAAACCTTGTGGCGCAAATAAAATCTTACCTACTTTTTGGGGTACAGCTATAGCACCAGATACAGAACTTAATAAAACTGCATCAGTAGTAAATGATGGATCAAAAGCCCAATAGTAAATAGATCCGCCTGTACCAGAAACTGTATCGTATTGAGTATTAAATACTAAGTCATTATTAAACTTATCCATAAATATAAGTCTTGCAGGTTCAAATACAGGTGTAGTAGATCCAGAACCCCAAGTACCACGACTCCAAGTTGAAGTACCAAAACCATACCCTGCTGTAGTAATAGGATAGCCCGCTGGTAAATAAACTACTGCAGTAATAGCTGTACCACCTTGAGCAGAAGTAGTGGATGTAGCAGTAGTAGTTGCTTGGAAAGTAAATGTATTTGCATCTAATGAAGTTACTTGAACCGATGTATTCATTTCTGTAATGGGTATACCACCTATTTTTTGAGGAGATCCTGTACCTACAATACCACTAAAGGTTACATAGGTTCCTGTTGTAGTACCATTACCCGTAATTGTTACAGTAACCGTTTTAGATCCGCTTGTTGTAGCGATACAATTATCTGTAGAAGGCGTTGTTGAATGGGTATATGTTGCATAAATAGGAGTTATATCATATAACGTTGTACCTGAACCTATATAAACCCTAGAATTAGTGCCGATCCCTAATAAATTAGATCCATTAGTTGTAGACCATGAAAATATAGACCGCGCAGAATCAGTATAAGCATTTAAGTTAGATACAGTCCAGCCACCAAATTTTTCAGGAAAGCCTGATCTGAATCTAGCTAATTGCATACCATACCAACCACCCTCAGACGCATAGTTAGTTTGATCTTTATTGATACCTGGTTTAAATACTAATTTACTTAATGCCATTATTTACCTTCAAAAAGTGCTTTTTCATCTAACCTACGTATTTGTAGACCTTTTAGTATTTTACCACCTGCACGGCAGTATTTAATTAGCGATTCCATAGCCGCCTTTTTATTGCCACGAAGCAACGCTTGACGGAGTGTTGATCGCTGAAATGTACCCAGGCCAAGGTTAAAGGCAAAAGATACAAGGCAATCAAATTCACATTGTCGAAGAGGCACGTTAGGTAGCATCTTATGTATTCCAAGCTCAAAGCGTTTGAGATCTGATTTAAGAATTCCATCTATTTCTTCCTGCGAAAAAGTTCTGTTATAAGAATCAGGCAACAATTTGCCATCCCCGATAAGATGACCAACACCAACAGTCCACAAGTTTGCAGGACAACGATAGGGACGACTACGCACACCCTCGTGGTGTTTGATAAGAGCGATGCCAGCTTTTGATACATTCACTTATTTCTTTTCCCAAGTTCTAGCTCCAAAGTAGAATCCAATAATAGATCCTACGATAGCCATTTCATCAGATGAAAATATAACATCCATAGACTCACGACTAAAACCTACAGTATTTACAGCCCAAATAAAACCAGCTATATCTACAAATAAAAGTAGCCCTACAAAAGTAAAAGCAACAATAGGACGAACGCTTGCGTTAAGAGTTCTAACCCATGGTGCTGCGTCATGTACAAGTTTTGCATCGTGTTCATAAAGTGCTTGACGTTCTTGTGCGAATGTTTCTGCATACGTACCCTCCAATTCAATAGCTGCTATTTTTTCTTGAGATTGAAAACCTTTTTGAGCCATAAGTAGAGCTTGTTCATTTTGCAATTTAGCCATTTCACGTTCATGTGATTGGTCTCCTTTTTGTTGAAAGAACCCTAGGATACTTGGTAGGCCTGCAGTTGCAAAACCTAATATAGAGCTTAAGATACTAAACATTATTTACCCTTTCTTTGCATATCGTGTTCTTCTAAAATTCTAATACGTACATTAAGTTCACCCATTTGTGCTCTTAGTTCTTCTTTTAACTTAGCTCTAGCTTCTGCTGATATAGGGCTGTCAGTAGGTACACCTTGTTCTGTAATAAGGTTAGGCATTTTAGATTTAATAGCAATCAAGTCTGACTGAATAGATGCCATTGAAGTAAGTAGCCAAGCAATAGCCGAGACTATCACTGGAAACAACATACTAGCTAATTTTTCCATGTTCATATTAACCCCCTAAATAATGTACCCAAAAGAGTAAAAAAATTGTAATTAAGATTCCAAATAGTAGTTTCATATTAGAATGTAATAGTTCCTGAAGAAGTAAATTGATAAATTCTAGTGGTTGATGTGGTAATTAATGTTGGGCTTCCTGTAGTTGTAGCTGCACGATATGATATTGGATATGCAATAACTACAACACCATTTGCACCATTTCCGTTGTAATTATAATCACCTCCTGGGAATACGCCACCACCACCACCCCCTGCACCAGTGCTAGGATATCCTGTAGTTGCATTACCACCGCCACCACCTACATTATAAGAGCCTGTTCCTGCGGGTCCACCACCACCGCCAGCTAAATAATATGTACCGCTACCAGGATTATATCCAGCAGTTGATCCTGTAATTGGGTTTGCTACTCCAGGGCCTGCAGCACCTTGGAATACACCAGCACCACCAGCACCACCTCCACCTCCGCCACCTACAGCTGGACCTCCTCCACCGTCATAACCTTGACCTGGTGTACCAGTTCCACCTACTGGGCTGCCATTAGCTCCACCACCTGATCCACCATTTCCTAGCGCCCCTGGATTGCTTCGTCCTGCACCAAAACCACCACCTATAGCGGTTAATGTAGTAAATCCTGATCCTGATAAAGTAGTATTTGTTCCACTGGTTCCATCGGCATAACCATAACCACTTGCACCACCTTGACCAATGGTAATTGTATAAGTAACACCAGCTTTAAATAATTTAGATGTAGCAGTTAAATATCCACCTGCTCCTCCAGAAGCGCCAGCTTGTTGTCCGTTTACCCATCCTGTAGCACCACCACCACCAGCAACAATAACATATGTAATAGCAGGAAAACCGCCAGATGTAAATCCATAAGCTTTAGCAGAAGCAACAGCTCGTCTTGATATTAAAGGCATTACTTATCCTTATGCAAATTGCGTTTGTGAAGCTAATACTGTAAATGTAGCACTTGCTGTTTTAATAATTGTATATGTATAAATGTCAACACTTGAAGTATTACCTGATGTAGGCGCTGATCCACCTTGCCATTTTGGTGTAACAGTTGAACCATCTACTTGAACAACGTTATTATAATAAGCTGTTGCACCTTGTGTAGCCATGACTACTACGGTCACAGATTCTCCTGTAGCCATAGCACTATCTAGTGATGTACCAGAAGAAGCTCTTAAATTAATAGTCCAGTTACCTGTAGCAGACGCAGTTGAATAATATACAGACTGAGTTGTTACATCATAAGCTAAGGTAGAAGAAAGCCCTGTACCTGATGTAGTTACCGCTTCTAGTGCATTAATAAACTTAGCCGCTAAAATAGCTGAAGTGCCATTAAATGTTTGTTTAGCTGTAAATGTTGTTGCTGTACCTGGAGCTACATAATCTGTACCTGCTGTAGCATTAGCTAATGCGCCGCCTGAATTTGCTTTTAGAATAGCTGTACCTGAAGGAGGAGCTAAGTAATCTGTACCTGCTGTAGCTGCAGTAAATGCTGATGTGCCGGATCCTTTAGCAAGTCCTGTTAGTGTAGCAACACCTGTACCGCCTTGTGCTACTGTAAGAGGCGTAGTTAATCCTGTTAATGATGTAATATCTGAGTTAGCACCTGAAGAAGCTGCGCTTAAATTTGATCTAGCTCCTGAAGCTGTTGTAGCGCCAGTACCACCGTTTGCCACCGGAATTACTGTACCTGTTGCTAAAGATGTAACTACTTCTACTACGTTTGTACCTGTATTAAACACAATCATTGATTTACCGGCAGGCACTGCAACGCCCGTACCAGTAGAATTCTTAACTGTAATATCGTATGTTAAACCATTATTAATGATGTATTGTTTTTCAATAGCAGGGACAATTAAGCTTTGAGCTGCTGCTACAGTGCCTGTTAAGTTTAAACGTAAGTTACGAGCAGTTTGAGCTGTATTAGTGTTAGTTAAAGTTAAGGTAACATCGGCACTAGAAAAAGAAACATCGGCCGTTCCTGTAATCGCTTCTTCAATTGCGGTACCTAAATTAGTATTTGTAGTTGTACCCCAAGTACCAGACTGGTCGCCTGTACCTATGAGTTCAATTTTAAGTGGTGAATAGGTGCTTGCCATAATAAATCCTTTATTTTAGTTATCCGTATTATACCTTAACTACAAGGTTGCGATGTATCAATTGCGCCCCAACTTGGGGTTTGTGAGTCATTTATATCTATCCAACCAGCAGATCCTGGAGCCGCAATCACAGACCATGAAGGTGTTTGACTATCATCAATCTTAAACCAACCGTTATAGCATAGTTGATCTAACATATAAAAGACTTCATTTATAGTGAAGTTAAGATCCGCTCTTACAGAATATACATCTGCAGGGTTAGAATTTTCAATAATAGATAGATTGTAATTTACACTTGCAGTGTTGCTATCACCAGAAGTAATTGGCTCTGTAATATTTAAGAAGAATATAGAGATAATGGTTGCAACATCTGCCATCGTAATGTCTTCAGTTCTTGAAGCTACAAAGTTAGCAATAGCCGTATTAGCATCTTGTATGGTCGTATTTTCTACTATGCTTTGTGCAAATTGTGCAGTGATACTTGGTGTATCATTTAAATCTGAATTCTCTGTTATAGATGCTAAGAACTGAGCCGCTATACTTCTTATATCATCCATTACAAAAAGCTCATCACGAGTTTCTAACGCTGCAAAATACTGTATTGATGTATCATCCATAACAATATTCTCTGCTTTACTTGCTGCAAATTGGGCTGTAATGCTTACAGAATCGTCCGCAGTGAAGTTTTCTGCAATGGTCTGACCAAATGTACTTTGTTGTGTACTTGAATCATCTAAACTAAAGTTTTCATTAAGTGAAAGTACAAATAATCCTGCTAAGGAATTATTATCAGTTAAGGTAATATTTTCTGTTACTGATTGATTAAATGACCATACTTGGCTGCTCGTATCAGCCATAACAATGTCTTCAGATAAAGACAATATAAATGAGTTGCCGCCAAGTCCAGCAAATGTAGGTTGAGCAAAGGCAGCGTATCCAAACATTATGTGGTATAGGTTCCTGAAGATGTAAATTTAATAATTGTATTACTACCTGAAGTTGTTATAGTTGGACTGCCCGTAGTTGTACCTGAATAGTTTGCGGTTGGAACTGATAAAATAACTACACCAGAGCCGCCATTATATGATCCTGTATTACTGTTTGCAGTTGGACCACCATCACCTGTATTAGCACCAGCATTAGCCCCTCCACTTGTCAAACCAGAAGTTCCACCTTTAGCATAAGTTACTGCTGATCCTGTAATGGAATTAGATGTACCTGGCCCACCAGGAGTTGTTACTCCAGCTGGATTAGATGCACCTGTACCAGCACCACTGGATCCTCCACCGCCAGAGCCATATCCGTTTGTAGATGATCCGCTTCCTCCAGCATATCCTTGTCCTGGAGTTCCAGATCCAGCACCTCCTCCAGTAGATCCACCACCACCACCTGATCCACCTGAAGCACCTGATCCACTTGTATAACCGTATCCACCACCCCCACCACCAACTGCTGTAGTAGCTCCAGTTAAAGAAGAGTTTGAACCATTTGATCCCACAGTAGGTGATCCTGAATCAGTACCTTTATTACCACCAGAACCTACAGTTGCTGTATATACTGTTCCTGCTCCTGTTACTGCAGGGGTTGTTCCTGTAACATATCCACCAGCACCGCCACCACCACCGATGTATCCGCCACCACCAGCAGAAGTATTAGTACCTCCACCTCCTCCTCCGCCAGCTACAACTAAATAAGTAAGTGTATAGGATAAAGATTGATCTCCCACTGCTACCCAAGCTGAACCATTGTAAACTTCAACTATATTAGTAGATGTGTTATATCCCATAGACCCTGTAGATGCTGGGCTAGGTCTATTTGCTGTTGTCCAGCTTTGTAAGACTGGTTGCAACATCATCGCATTCTGTACGGTGGTTAATGCCATGATTTATCCTTAAACAGTTAGTTCTGGAATTTCAATCCATGATGTTGTAGCTTCATCCCATTTGTATAGTTTGCCATCTGTAGGCATAGCTACTGGGGCTTCCCATGTCCAATTAGGTGCTGAAATAACCCAGCTAGGATATGGTTGTGGTGCATAGAATACATCGTTAGTACGGTCATAAGTATAACCAATACCAGCGTAGTTACCACGCAATGGTGTGCCACCTAATGTATGAGTTCCACCAATAGTGTTATATGAAGTTTGAATCCATTCACCTGGTGTAGAATCTACATAGGTATCAAAGAATTCTTTTTCAGCAACGATAACTTGCGTTACCTTACCGTCTGTTACTTTTGCAAAATGTGACATTTGTTTCTCCTTGTTAAATTTTAATTATCTGCTGGTAAAGGTGTATTGCCTTCGTCTAACCATTTAAGGTAGGCTTGGTAGTCTGTGTTAGCTGGGTCAAATGGGATAAAAGCGTTATCAGAAAGTCTTTTAACTGATTTAATTTCACTTGACATAATATTTTTTATTAGTTTATACATGATTAAAGTTCCGCAGAAATAGTTGTAGTTAAAATAGCATAATAGGAACTACCAGTACCCGTTGAAGTAAAACTAATTTCAGCACCATTTATACCAGCGTTATACCAAATTGCAGAACTTGATAAAGAATATGTAGCAGAAGTATTTGTTATGGTAGGTGCAGTTCTGCAAGTTACTTGCCAAGGAATCCAATAAAAAACACCACCAGTAAGATAAGCTCTATACACCGCACCATTTATTACTTGAAAATACCTCTGACAATTAGCCAATTCCTGATTATAAAGTCTGCGTTCAAATGGTGTTGCTGTTGTGCCTATTTCTAGTTGGACACCTGTGATATAAAAGGTAGCTCCGTTAGTGCCTACTACTGATGTTGCTCCTGTGGCTGAATAATAAGCTGTAGAACCCCAAGCACCAGCAGTTCCGCTAACTGTTGAACCAGAGCCTAGGCTAAACATTAATTCAATACCAGAAGTATTGTCAGTCGCCCATGTTCCTGATGTATCGCCAGCAATAGTTACGCTTATTGAAGTCCAAGTATTTGCTGTGGAAACTGTATAACTGTAAGGATAAAACCTGTTTCCAGCAGAATTTCTAACAGTACCACCAAAAGTACCAGTAAGACTTGAATACACTTGGAAACTTAGGGTAACAGTTTTAGCGTTAGCTGTTCCCCAGCCTAAATCAGCAACATTAAACCCTTCAATACTTTGACGCAATACAAAAAGTTCTGATGCTCCTACGCTGTACGCTGATGACGATGTTATTCCTAGATATTTTGTAAATCCTACTGGTGGTGTAACCGAACCAGCATTTTGTTGGCAAGTTAATTTTGATGCTTGAGAAAGACTAAAAAACCATCTATCTAAAGTATAAGAAGCATTTGTAGGAGTAACACTAGCACCAGCATTTCTTTGGTCTATCACCATAGCACCATTTATAATACGGTTCTTTAGCACATAAGGTGATGACGCAGCTCCTTGTAAAGAAGTGTCGTTAAAGGTAACTCCATTGGTTCCGTCTATGGTAACTGCCATTATTTATCCTTAGTTTCTAAGTAATCTAAAAATTCTTTAATTGTTTTATGTCTTATATATTCATCACGTATTTCTTGTGATGTGGGTTGTGGGAGCTCATTAGATTCATCCCAGTCAATAATTTCAAAAGTACCACCACTTGCACTTAGGCAATACAAAGCATTTGGTCTTAGTGACTTCATGACAATATCTATGCCAAATTGAAAGCCTTGTTCATTACTAAATTCTTGTATAAGTTCATCTATTTTCATTTGCATATTATACCTTAAGCTGTGTATGTTCCACTACCCGTAGTCCACTTAATAATTGTATTAGATCCACTAGTTGTTATAGTTGGAGAACCTGTTGTAGTACCTGAGTAATTAGATGTAGGTACACTTAATATAACAACACCACTACCGCCAGCACCTGCTGGACCTGCAGCAAATGGAGCAACTTGTCCACCGCCACCACCACCACCACCTAAATTAGCAGTGCCTGGTGTAGCAGGAGTAGTATTATTTGATCCAGCACCTCCACCTCCAGCACCTCCTGATCCTGCACCTGATCCACCTGATGGATAACCACCACCTCCTCCACCGCCACCACCTGCGTATGTTGCTGGTGTACCCGTAATTGAAGAAGCTGTACCTGCACCACCTGTTGCTCCTGAACCTGCACCTGTAGCTCCACCACCACCGCCACCTATAGCAACTGGGTTATTAGGCCCTTGTCCTACAGCGCCTGCATTACCTTGACCTGGTGTTCCAGAGCCTGCTACGGTATTAGCAGTTCTTCCACCACCTCCACCACCTGAACCACCTGATAAACCAACATCAAAAGGGGATCCTCCATCACTACCACCGCCTCCACCACCTATAGCAGTTGTAGCACCTGGAAATGTAGAATTTGAACCATTAGCTCCTGTGCCTGCAGTGATAGCACCGCCTGCACCTACAACAGCAGTATATATAGTGCCACCAGTTAAAGTAGCAGTGCCAGTAATATAACCACCCGCTCCACCGCCTCCAGCACCTATAGCTCCACTACCTATACCACCCGAGGCACCACCAGCCACTACTAAATAAGAAGCTGAATAGGTGCTTGGAACATATGGAGGATTACCCCCATAAACGTTGCTTGAAGCAAGCCAACCTTGTGTTGAATCTATATAAGTAAAGGTAATACCAGATCTATTTGTTGATATTGCTTGTGCCGCAGCACTACTACCTATTTTTGCTCCATTACCATTTACAGTTATATTATTAGTTGCACTTGTTCCAGCATAGTCAACAATAACTACAAACTGGCCACGAGTAGGTGAGCTTGGTAATGTTACTGTAAATGCTGCACTTGTTGTATTACAAAAATAACCACCGTATGCTACTGCAGTAAATCCACTTGTTTGTGGCGTTGTGTTCCAGTTTATTTGTCCTGGTAATGCATTACCTGTTGTAGCAGAAGTTATTACAGTACCAGTTGAAGCTGGTAAAGTTAGTGTAGTACTTCCAGCAACACTAGGTGCTTGGAATGTAACTTGACCGCTTGTATCTCCACCTATAACAAAAGAAGCCATTATGCAGTGTAAGTACCAGAACCACTGGTGTATTTAATTATTGTATTAGCACCTGATGTGGTTATAGTAGGAGAACCTGTTGTAGTACCAGAGTAATTTGCAGTTGGAACTGATAGGATAACTACGCCAGATCCACCAGCACCTCCATTAAACACTCCACCCGAATATCCACCCCCACCTGCACCGCCACCAGTGTTAACTGTTCCTGATGATCCAACATATGAAGGCGCACTTCCTCCAGTTCCTCCTCCACCAGTTCCACCAGCTCCACCAGTAGTTGTATAAACACTGTATGCTCCGCCACCACCACCACCTGCGTAAGTAGCAGGAGTTCCTGTAATTGAAGAAGCTGTACCTGCACCACCAGCTCCTGGAACACCAGGTGCCCCAGCTACACCAACTGCACTACTTCCTCCACCACCACCACCAGAATATGTTACGGCAGATAGACCAGCTCCACCTGCACTTCCTTGACCTGGAGTTCCTGATCCACCAGGAGAAGCTCCTGAGTCACTAGCAGAACCACCACCACCTGAACCTCCATTTGCACCAATAGCTGTTGAGGCACCTGGAGTATATCCTACAGATCTTCCTCCTCCAACTGCAGTAGTTACTCCTGTAAATGAAGAATCTGTTCCATTAGTTTGCCCACTACTAGGTCTTCCTGTTCCTCCAGAACCGCCTCCGCCTACTACAGCAGTATAAATAGTACCTATATTTAAAGATGTAGTGCCTGTAACTAAACCTCCAGCGCCACCACCACCAGCAAGATCTGCACCAGCACCTCCGCCACCAGCTACTAATAAATAAGAGGCAGTATATGTTTGAGGTAATGGAGAAGTTGTAGAATAAACATCAGCGTAAGCAAGCCATCCTTGAGTAGCATCTACATAAACTAAATTGATAGCTTCTCTATTTGTAGATATTGTTGCTGAAGTTGTAGTTCCTTGAATCTTGTTTCCGTTGCCAGATACTGTAATATTGTTTGTAGCTGCGGTCCCTGCATAATCAAGAATAGAAATCGTGCTACCTGCTGTAGGACTTGCTGGCAGTGTTACAGTTAAAGCACCAGATGTTGTATTCATCGGATACCCTGTAAATGCGACAGCTGGGTTAACGCTTGCTGTTTGAACTGTTGTCCAATTAATTGTGTTTGGTATACCTGATGTAGATGCAGTTGTAATAATAGTTCCTGTTAATGCAGGAAATGTAATAGTATTAGTACCAGCAACAGCTGGAACAGCTAAGGTTATAGAACCTGAGGTATCTCCTGAAACAACGATTGAACTCACTTTATATTCCTAATTTGTAAAATTAAACCAACCTGTTACTATGTATTTTTCTTCTGTATTAGATGTTATACCACGATGAGTATGTGTCCAATCAGCAGGCCATATAAGTGTTAAACCTTTTCTTGGTTTAACTTTTAATTCTTGATAATAAAACTCTGTTTCTCCACCATCATCAACATCATTTAAGTAAGTCATAAATACTAGATGTCTTGATCCTACTAGTTCTTGTTTTCCAGTTCTTTCAGCGTGCCACTGATGAAATCCTTGGCTTGGTAAATAATGCTGAATATTTATTCTTTCAACCAAGCTAAATGATTCATATTTATTACAAAAACTATATTGTTCTATATATTTGTTTAATGTTTGTTGTAGTTGCAGATTATACCTATTAGATAAATCTACACTTTCTAAATGCAAATCTGTAGAATCTTTTATATTCTTGTCTACCTCACCAAATCCTACTTTACCTAGATTTTTATCTGGACTATTTTTAAAATATTCTATGATATCGTCACAAATAGAAAGATCATCTAAATAATATTGCCCTATAAATGTTTCTTTCATTATGCTGTATAAGTTCCTGATCCAGTCCATTTAATCCAAGTATTAGACCCATTAGTACCTGTTGTTGCAGGTCCTGTATAAGTGCCTGGATATGAAGGTGTTGCTACAGAAATAATTACTACTCCAGCTCCACCAATTCCAGCCGTGTTAGTATAGTTATATGAAGCTCCACCGCCTCCTCCTCCAGTAGCTGCTACTCCTGCTGTTGGGGCTGGGTTTCCTGGTCCAGTTCCATTACCACCTGAAACTCCTGGAGTACCTGGCCCACCTAAACCATATGGAACACCTCCACGCTGGTCACGACCTCCACCACCACCACCACCATATATAGTGGAAGTGCCTGTAATAGAATTAGCAGTGCCTGGTCCACCATTACTTGCAGAGCCTGTACCACCAGATCCACCCCCACCACCACCGCCATCGGTAGTTCCTGGTCCAATACCTGTAATGCCTGCATATCCTTGTCCTGGAGTTCCTGCCCCACCAGCAGCGGGTGTTCCTGTATCTTGTGCTCCACCTCCGCCACCAGAGCCTCCAGATCTTCCAGCAACATTATTACCAGATCCACCACCACCTCCACCAGTCGCCCCTATAGATACTCCTGTTCCAACTATAGATGATCCACCTCCGTCAGAACCTCCAGCGGCAGGAGTTACGGCTCCACCACTACCTACGGTAATTGTATAGACTTGTCCTTTAGTAAGGCCTGATGTTGCAGCTAAATATCCACCAGCACCGCCTCCACCACCAGCGTTACCTGGACCACCACCACCACCACCGCCTGCTAAAACTAAATATGTAACAGGAATAGTTTGAACAACAGTAGATGTAGTTAAGAATCCGTTGGATGCAATCCATCCTTGAGTTGAGTCTAAGTAAGTAAATGTTACTGATTCTCTGCTTGTATTTAGTGTAGCATTAACCGATAAACCATTCATCTTGTTACCATTAAGAGATACTGTTATATTATTTGTAGCCCATGTGCCTGCATAGTCAGCTAAAAGAATTTGATCACCAGCTGCGGGTGAGGCTGGAAGGGTAACGGTAAAGGCAGCAGATGTAGTATTGCAAGGATAAGCATTGCCTGATACAGCAGTAAATCCTGTAGATTGAACTGACTGCCAACTTAAGCCACCAACAGCAGCCCAAGCAGTACCATTATAAACTTCAAAAGAAGCAGTGGTTGTATTAAACCCAGATTGACCAGTTCTAGGACTTGCAGGACGACCTGCTGTAGTCCAGTTAGGTAAACTAGCTGATCCGTTAGAACCTATTGCTGATAAATTGACCGCATTAGTCATGCTTTATTCTCCAGTGTTTCTAGAAGTAGAACCGTTAAGTATTAGTTTAGCCATTTAGCTGTTCTTCCGTAGGTTTAGCTAGTGTAGGATGGTTCCATTGTGCTATGTAGTCACCATTACCATCCGAGTCGTTTTGTAGGCGGATTGTGCCTGTAAATGGATTAAAGTCTTTTTCTGATAATTCAGGATATATAGTAATAATTTTTTCGTATAACATTATGCAGACCTTAAAAAACAACCATTAAAATATGTGTATTGTCCATTTAAAGTAGTTAAAGCATTACTAGAATAAACATATATTTCAACATAATCTGTAGAACCATTAAAATACATAACTGATGATACCATTGAAGCCGATTGCCCTTGACCTGCAATATTAGTAAGACTTCCGCTTCTTGACCCACTACTAGCAGTTAAAACAGTTAAAAGTACGCTAACAGTTCCGCTAACAAAAACACAAGCATTCATTTGATAATATCCTGCAACAGTAGGTGTAAATCTACTGGACGCAAAATTAGAATTTGTATCAAATTGTTCTGTATCAAACAATACTTTTGTAGTTGTTCCTGCGCTTAACAAAGTTCCGGTTGTTTGATAAGCACTAAACGCTGGTGCTGCTGTAGCACCTACAGTAAAACCTTTAGCAAAAGCTACATTCTGTGATGTATCTATAGTTAGTGCTGTGGTTGAGCCGTTAGATGCTAAAGTTAAAGCTCCAGCAGAAGTTACTTTACCTGCAAAAGTTGCGTTTTGAGAAGTGTCCAAAGTAACCGCTGTAGTCCCTGCAGATTGTAAGGTTAAAACACCACTAGAATCTCCAGTAGATACTATCCCACCAAAACCTGAGTTACTTGCATTTATTGTTGATGCCATATTATATTACCGCCCATCGTGATCCAGAAGGAACTGTTACAACTACACCGCTTGCTACAGAAACTGGTCCAGTGCTCATAGCGTTAGACCCAACAGGTATTGTATATGAAGTAGATATTGTTTGTCCATTAACGATTATACCGTTGGTTGCTACTAAAACTGAAGATGTACCACTTATACTAGATACACCTAAGTATCTTGCAGATATATTATTTGTACCAGCTGGAGGTGCTGTTGAGAATGTTAATGTTGTGCTAAGTACTGTATAGGTAGTAGGGTCTTGAACCACACCAGAAATAGCTACTATCACAGATGCTGAGTTAGCTGGTGTTTGTGTCATTGTAAATGCTGTTTGAGAACCTGTACCACTGAAGTTATCAGCTACAATCGTAGCATAAGTATTAAGACCAGAGAACGCTACCACTTCAATCACATCACCCACGTTAGCACCTGTAGCTAAAACAATAGAAGTTCCGTTAGATGCTGTGTAATCAGCTATAGCTAATTTAACTCCGTTTCTATAAACCTCTACTAAGCCTACTGTGTAAGCTACTGTGAATGTTGTTTGGCTGGCTGTGGCTGTAAAGTCTGTGACTGTGATTGTACCAGCTCCACTGACTGCTGCCCATTTTAAACCTGTAGCCTCTGCTGAATCTGCTGTTAATACATAATTATTTGTACCTACGCCAAGTCTTACATCATTAGTACCATTGCTAGAAATTAAATCACCCTTAGTTGTTATAGGTGATAACGCATCAAAAGCTGCAGTAGCTGTTGTTTGTCCTGTACCACCAGAACTAATACCTAAAGTGCCTGCTAAAGTAACTGCGCCACTTGTTGCGGTAGAAGGTGTAAGTCCGTTTAATGATGTTTGGAATGTTGTAACTGCTGAACTAGATAATGTACCCCATGTTGGAGCTGATCCAGTATTACCTACTAAAACTTGTCCTGTTGTTCCAGCTGCTGTAACACCTAAAGCTGAAGTTCCATTACCATATAAAACACCATTAGAAGTAAATGTAGTTGCTGCAGTACCGCCTGCTGCTATAGGTAAAGTACCTGCAGCCAAAGCTGAACTTGATGTTGAGTAGAGAGCATTGTTAGCTGCAGCAAATGTTGTAAGCCCTGTACCACCATAACCTGAAGTTATTGTTCCACCATTCCATGTACCGTTTGTAATAACAGTAGTTCCAAGGTTTAAAGCATTAGTTCCCCAAGTTACTGCTTCTGGAAGATATCCGTGTACATCCCACGTGCCCGCAACAGTACCACTAGATAGCAACACAAGCTCAACAGCACCACCAGAGGTAATTGTTCCAACAGGGCCAGCAGCATAATCTTGTAATGTTAGTGTGCCTGTTGCATTGTTATTAAATACAAAGGCTACACCTGTTGTTAGCGTAGTTGCATCTGGCATTGTATACGTCTGATTGCCAGTACCATTAAGTGTTTGAGAATAACTAGAAGCTGCTGTTAGAGCTGTTGTGCCACCTGCCGCTGAAATAGATGTATTGGCTTGGTTTAATCTATTAATAGCTACGTTTTGGTTTGAATCCCTTAACATGACAGAGTTAGCGCCAGAAGATGTAGTAACTCCTGTACCACCATATCCTACACCTACAGTCGTACCTTGCCAAATACCAGAAGAAACTGTACCTAATGCAGATACATTATTTGATCCATCTAGATTGACTGATTTTTCTGAAGGGTATGTAACAAAGACATTGACTGTACCCGAGAAGGTAACAGCTGAACCAGAATTACTTGAAGCTAGGATTGTAGTACGCGTTAATGTAGGGCCAGATGTAGCATATGTACCAACACCTACTTCCCAATTACCAGACGCATCTGTTGCAGCATAATAGGTTGTATTTCCGTTACCAATAACAGCAAAGGATTGAAACCCAGTAACTGACGCGGTTAGGGTAAAGCTGACTGTGGTGTTAGCCGTACCCTGTTGTTGGACGCGATCATTTAACGCTAGAGCCATTTAGGACTCCTTAGCTTGTTGCAGTTGTAGAGTATGTAACGCTTACTGTATCGCCAGCTGTTGTTACTTTAGCTGTTGCAAAGTTACCTTCACTATATAATGTACCTGCAGTAGAGCTTTGTGTGCTTACAGCACCAGTGCCTGTTACTAAGAAACATCCATAAACTGTACCACCTGCACCTGTGATAGTGTAAGTAATAGCTGCTGCTGTTGAAGTTGTTACGTTAGTAGGTGTTGTACCTGATGAAGTAGCTGAAGCAAATACTGCTGTACCACGAACTGCTGAACCACCTACTGTGTAGTTAGTAAATTCTTTACCGCCGCCAACTAGTGTTGTCATCGTATCTGTAGCTGCTGGAGTTAAAGTAGCATTTGTTAACCCTAAAAATGGGCCAACTACTGAATAGCTAGAACCTTTTAGTAGGGTATCTAACATCAATTGTTTACCTACAGCTACAACTAGATTAGGGAACTTTTCTTCCCATTTTAAATTACCTGCTTTATCTTTGCAAACTACGTGGTAGTGGCCATGCACACCCATATCTTCTGCAGAAATAGCATTTGTGTTTAATGTGGCAATGGCTGAATCACCGAAGCCTTGTTGTTCTTTATGCATGATTTCTCCTTAATTAATTCTTAATACAGCAGTGGTTGAAGTTGCTGATGGAAACGTTATTGTAAATGTGCTTGTTGCCGTTTTATCACTACCAAAATTCAATATACAAACAGCCGCATTTGTAGTGCTATTATATATTAAAGCTCCAGCAGTAGTAAAATTTGCAGGGCTCCAAGTTACATCTACGAACGACACATAAGCTGTATTATTAGTCGTATCACTTCCTAACCCTGTTATAGTTAAAGTCTTGCCTCCTGCAGTATATCCTGTACCTGTTATTTCACCTTCTGTGGTATATGCAGTAGTAGTTTCATTTAACGTAGCATTCGCAGTATATAAAGCAATTTTGTAAGTATATGGAGTACCCACATTAAAGTTTTCTAAGGCCTTTAATAAATTAAGTTTAAATACTGTAGTTTGTGTTTGTCCTATTGACATTATCTAACTGGGTATCTTACTTGCCCACTCCTATATGCATCTTGTCTATCTTTACCATCTGCAAGCTGTTTCAATAATACCATAGCTTCGTCATATCGTTTTTGGTATTGAGCTAGTACATCTGCTTCACCTTTCATGTAGGTATAAGCTTCTAATAATGACCCATATAATAAAGTAGAGCTAAAGTTATCACCTAACCAAGTTTGACCGCCTGTTACTGTCGTAATAGACTCAGGATAATAAAAGTAATGAAGCTCAACTGCGTATGAAGCATCTGGTGTAGGGCCCATAATAAACGCTGTACTATCAAATACTGCGTAATACGCAGGGGTTCCATAAAAATCAGAATCTGTATCTGGATAAGACTGTCTAATAAAATTCACATCCTTGTTTAAAAGATATGTGTACTCATTAGCAGAATTAATAACAGCTAAGCTAAACGTAGCTAACCAATTAGTAGGCATAGCTAAATACTTATTACCCGCCGTAGTCGTACCGGTTACATTTTTACGTAACGCAGGAAGTTGTACAGAGTTATAGATACGTTGTTCAGCTTGGGTTATAAACGTATTTATATCCGCTGTTTGAAACGTATCCTCTGCATAACTTTGTATTTCTGTAACTAACTGGGTGTAATTCATTTATTACGCCATTGGGCCTCTTGTTTTAATACCCTTAGTCGCTGCGCCATAACCACGCATAGTTTTTTCACCGTGTCTATTAATAACTTTAGAACCTGGATCTCCTGCACTAACGCGTTGTCTGCCAGTACTTTGATTGAGGTCTTGAGCTTTTAACTTATTAGGGTCTTGAGAAAAGCCAATGTCAGTGCCATTTGGATTAGGCATCGGTTGTTTATAGATACCAATGTCGTCACCAGTACCGCCTGATGGATATTTAAAACCCGTATATTCACTAGCGTCTTTGTTTTCTTTAGCGTGACCTAATGGATAGGATTCCGCTGGTGTTGGTTTTGGAAAGTCATTTTTAGCCATTTTATTACCCCTTTTTTTGTGCTGCAACTTTAGCCATACCACGACCCATAGTTTTCATGTCAATGTTCTTTTTACCGCCTTTAGAACCTGCATGTTTAGGACCTGTTTGAATAGCTACATTTGGACCTGAATCCCCTAAATTTTTACCTTTAGTTTTACCTTGTTTAGTAATACCGTCAGCTGATGATCTGAATGCCATGTTACTTCTCCTTATGTTGTTGTTACTGTTACACTTGCTACTACACCTGTTGCAACTAAATAATTTGGTGTTAATGCCGCATCAAAGAAACTAGCACCACCTACTGGTTGCCAGCCCCACTGAATGATTCTGCTACCGCCCATTGGAACACCTGTTTCAGATGTAGCTGGACCTGTTTGAATTATAGTTTGAAGCCCATTTAAACCTGATTGGTAATAACTAGGACTATCAGGTCTTGGATTTCTTATTGCTTGCGGATCATTAACTGGGTATAAACCTAGTGATAATTGTGGCTGATCCGGTTCCCAACATTCTTGACACACCAGTATATTAACATTTTTTGTCTTAATTACTAAGCGTCTTAGTTGACTTAGTTTAAATCTAAAATTACAGCGATCACACTGTGATATAGCATTCTTACCACTTGCGTATTTACTTGGCATTTAATTACCCTACATATAGTAGAAAGAGTCTCTAGGCACAAACCTAATAGATGCTTTTTCTCTATCCTCATCCGCTGCTAATTGAAATGCTTCTTCATATGCGGCTTTTAACATTTCAATTCTCATTTCAGCACCTGGTAGTTTAAGACTTAAATAATAAGCTAACCCAGCTACCATGCAAGGAATAAATCTAAAGGGTATATCTTCTACAGTCACACCTGTACCTGCATCTTGTATGCGTCTTAATCTGTAATAAACAAATTGATAAAAACTACTTTGTTCTGGAGCTGGCCATATATTAACTGTAGGTAAGTTTTGAACATAAATCTTATCCCCAATTGCGTGTGTATCTAATACTGTATTATTAACAGCTCTTATACATCCAGTTAAATTACTACCACTTACGCCACCATATTGAATGGTTTCAGCGCCAATCTTAATAAAACCAAATTGAGCTAAGCCAACTGTAGAACTTAAAGTAATTGTTTCTGGGTTTGCTGCAGTGGAAGCAGTTGCAGTTAACGTTTCAGCTAATAAAATCTGAGTAGGGCTTTCTTGGCCACTTTGTCTATTAATCCACACTTGGATTGGACGACCCGTTGCGTTTTTATTAGGTATTGTAATATATGTTGACTCACTAATACGACTAATATTAATATCTTGTTGATTTGCTCCAGTTCCAGTACGCGTCACCATATCAAGCAAATCTACTGTATCAGTAGGTAATGCATACATAATCTGATTTTGGTTTAATGCAATTTGACCAGGCTCTACAGTCCACAAGTTAATACCACGATTGGCCCATTCAGCCGTCATAATATTAAGTGAACGTCTTGCAGTTCTTAAGTCGTACCCAGTACGTAACTCTTGACCACAACGTTCAAACGCATCTTCAACTAAGTTATTTAAATCTAAATTAAAGGTACTTATACCTGAGGTTCTATCAACCATTATTTAGGAAATCCTTTTTTCATATTTGCATAAGCTTTAGGGGCAATTGTGGACTTTGATTTAGGACGTGATATGCCTTTTTTCTTTCGCGCATTCATGTTTGCATAAAGTCCTACAGGGCCACCTTCTTTAAACTGAGTAAAGTCTGTGTTATCACGACGTGCTTTAACTTTGCCTTTTGGCATAGTGTTTTCAGTAGCACTAGGAATCTTAGTTTTCTTTATAGCACCCATACCACGTGAAGGTCTCATTAGCAGATTTTTCCTCTTGATTTACCACGAACAGCAATGCCGTTAGCTTTTGCTAATTGGGATACTTTACCGCCTGAAGCCATCTTTTTAACTGGTTTTACAGTTTCTTTTTTAGGTTCAGGTGTAGGTAATGGACCACTATCATCATTAATTGGACCTGGAATTTTGCCGTCTTTCATAGCTTTATCAGCTTTATCAAAGTCTGCTTGTTGCGGTTGTTTATCTTTATCAGCCATGATTAAACATTCCTTCCTTTTGTTTTACCACGAACAGCAATACCATTAGATTTTGCTAATTGGGATACTTTACCACCAGAAGCGTAACCGCATCCTTTAGCCATACCACCTTTTTTAAGGGCTAGTTTAGTACCTTTACCACCTTTGTGTTCTTGCATATCGTGTTGCTTCATTGCTTTTTTGATCATAGCCTTGTCTTGAGCCATGTCCATTTTTGTATCTTCTTTCATATCTGATTTAGCCATACCGCCTCCTTTAAATTTCTTACCTTTATCTGCTTGATTATACTCTTGTGCCACTGACACAGGAACCCCTACTTTTTTAGCAAATGCAGGATTGTGAGCTGCAGCCGCCATTAAATTTCTTTGTGCTTTAGATTTACTAGGCATTTTGTTTTTTCCATCTCATACATTTATTACAATTACAATCTGGGAAATGATTAGGTTTTGGATACGTAATTACCTGTTCTTGTTTTACTTCTTTAATAATAGCTTCAACCATTGCTTCAGTTGCTTTAGTTTCAGTTGTAATTGATTCTTTAATTTGTTTATCATCTTGTTTCCTTTTATTAAATATTCTGTCTATAAAAGCTTTCATATTATTTTCCTAGCCAATGAGTCACCATCCAGCTTATAACGCCTGAAATAATAGTAGCAAGAGCAATGAATACTTTCCAGCCACCTTTAATTTCTTCTAATGTCTTTTCAATACTATCAAGACGTGCTTTTAGTTGTTCCATGTCTTCCATAATACTATCCACATCTGATTGAATATGTTTAATTTCAACACCGTGTTCTATAACTTCACGTTCTGCACTCATTTGCAATTCCACCTTTTTAAAGAAGCAGCCTTACGAGTAGGTCTACCTTTTTCATCTTTCATAGGCCCAGGCATACCAGACATCCTAGCACAAAACGACTTCTTGCGAGGTCCACCTTGTGGTTGAGGAGCCTTCAGGTTTGACCCAGTAGCTGCGTTATATTTTGCACGACCTTTAGCCGTGAGCCCTGCACCTTTCGATACAGGAAGTTTCTCACCACGTCCAACTGCTAAGCTCGGACCTTTTTTCTTACTAGCCATATATTATTTGTGCTGCATCCATATTTGACATTTCAGCATACACACCTGTTTCAGCTCGTATACCCTCACCTGGAAGGAAAGGAACGTTGGTAAATATATCAGTAGCTACGGTTTCATAAGTAAGTAACCATTTACCAACAGCATATACAGCTGAAGTGCTAGTAATAGTACGTGAGTTAATATCAGTTAGAGTAAATGCATCAGCACTTGTTCTAGTAATACTATAAGTACCATCAGTAGCTGAAACGCCAGAATTTGATAAAAAATGAATACCTATAATATCACCTGTACTTAAACCATGAGCTGTTTTAGTTACTGTTACAGTTGTACCTGATTGTGCGTAAGTTACACTTGATGAAACAGGTGTTGAGGAAGTATCAAATAAAGTTATATACCCAGCAGAAGCTGCACCTGCAAATGACACGCCTTTGACACGTACAGGATATTTTACAAAATAACCGCTTGAATTTAAATGGGCTTGTTTTACATCATATTGCATACTCATAATTAATCTCCTTTATTTAGTGAGGGGGCTAAGTGCCCCCAGTGATTAATTAAACAGCTGCGCTAAATGGTGTAGCTACAGTGCCAGAGCCGATAAGACCGCCGCCAGTAATAACAAAGATACCTGAAGCAACGTCTTGTAATCGAACAAATGAACCTGCAACGCCACCTGTAGTTGTACCATTCATAGTAATAGTGTCAGAAGCTGGAAGAGTACCAAATGGAGTACCTGTAGTACCTGCAACATTTAATGTACCGCTAATTACATCTGTTGCGTTAGCAACTTGAATTTTGTAACTATTAGATGTAACTGTTGTTGTAATCAAAAATGTATATACAGAATTTGTACCTGTAGCTGCTGGAAGAGTAGCTGTAATACCAGCTGCACGACTTAAGCCAATAATTTGACCATTGTAGTCTGCTGATGTAACTGCTAGTGTTGATGCTGTAACTGTTGAATTAACGCCCGTACCTGTGATGAAACCGTTGGTTGACGTGACTGGGCCCGAAAAGGTTGTATTAGCCATTTGAATTTCTCCATATAGAGTTAAGTTTATTAGCCTTATATGCGTCTGCCGGGACAGTCTAATAAACCGGATATACCCGGATATGGCAATAATACTACATTTTATATATAAAGCAAGTAAAAAAGGGGCCGAAGCCCCTTAATTTAAAGCAAAGTACTATTACTTATTCATTACGTACATAGTTACTTCAAAGCCAAATCTCATTTCAGTTGCTGCTGGTTTAGTCCATGCTTTCATATTATTTCTCCTATAATTTATACACACGGTGTGTATAACCATATTATTAACCGTACGCTTTATCGTACGCATCAAGAAAACCATGAAAAAAGGACCTGTGTTTTAAGCAGGTCCCTTAGTAGTACGTAGCCAGTTGCTATTAAGCGCCTGGTGAACCCCACATACCGAGAGGATCTGACCAACCAAATGAATAACGCTCACGAGCCTTGTAACGAACGTTACCAGTATCAAAGTCACCATCCATAGAAGTAGATAACGGAGTACGCACAAAGTGTTTCATGCCGTTAGGTACATCAGTTGTTAAGAAGTAAGCATCAGGATCTGTTAAGAAGTGGTTAATTGCGTAACCTTCTGGAATTGAACCATTATTCTTAATAGCATTGATGTCATTGTCAGCTGTAGAAACACGAAGTTCAGTTTCGAGCAAGCGAGTTGCAACGAATTGATTACCTGGTGGAACTACTAACTTACGTGGTTGAGCAGCAATTAATAGGCCGCGCTCATCTGTCCATGCAGCGATTTGAATAACAGCGTTTTCTAGTGCTGTTTCGTTCAAGTCAGTTGCTGTAGATTGAGTGTTGCTGTTAGTGCCACCTGAAACAAGAGGATGAGCTGTGTTAAATAATGAAACACCATCACCACCGTTGTAAGAACCAGAAGTGTTGAAGCCATTATTAAGAACTGCAGCAGCCTTAACTTGTTTTGTGTATGCCATAGCGCGAGCTAAAGCCTTTGTGTAACGTGCTGATAATGTATCATACAAGTTATCTTCTACAGCTTCTTCAGTTAAGCTGAAGCCAAGAGCGATAGTTTGATGATTGTATCGAGCTGTCCAAGCTTCTTGAGCATTGTCATAAGCGATGGCTGTGCCTTCGTTTTTAACTGGTGCTGCTGAGAAACCTGAAAGTTTTGTTTCTTCTTCGAATGAACGTTCTGAAGTTTCTGTTTCATATACTTCTTTATGTTCTTCGCCGTAACGTTTATATTCTAAACCAAATAGCGCGTTTAGTCCTGGTAAGAGCTCTTTTAGGAGCTGTGCACGTGAAATAGCCATGTTTTATTCTCCTAGTTAAGCTGTGTAAGCTACGCCGGTAAGGGCAGTAAGCTGTGGGTTATTGACTTTAACAATTACTTCTGGGTAAAGTACTGTAGAACCTGACAAATAAGCTGTGTCTGGAACTACTGCAACTACTCTCCATGGTAATGTTGTAGCAGCACCAGCGGTATCTGCAGGTTTAACAATAGACGCTTGTGAATTACCTGTTGTTGTAGAACCTGTACCGTTTTGGATTTCAGCTACGTTAGTACCAACGATAGTTGCGTTTGCACCTGTTACTACTGTAGGAGCACCTGAAGTTGTTACTGCTACTTTAAACTCAGCTGTAGGATCAACAACTACGTAAGCAACAGCGTTAGTAACGCTAGTACCTGGGTAGTATTGAGCTTGAACTGTTTGGCCTGATGAATTAACGTATTGAACACCCATAAAAACACCAATAATAGTGCCTGTAGTTGTTGCGCCTGATAATTCAATTGTGCCGCCCGCTACGATTTTGACCGAAGCACCGTTATAGATTGCAGTATTGTATGTTGACGCGATTGGGTACTGTAAAGTAGCGCCCGCGTATGGAATACCGTCATAACGATTAAGTGGTTCAAAACCGTAGGGAGTATCAATGGTTGGATAAGCCATATTAAATCTCCTTAAATGTTTATATTATTTACCTTTACCGAATGAAGTCGTAGACTTTGACTCTGCAAAGAGTGGCATACGAGGATCATTCTGTTTCATAAAGCTGTTGTCAACTGCATCGGCTTGCTGTTTTGCTTGTTGAGCATAGTGAGCCTTACGTTGTGCAACAAACTCTTCTGGGATCTTGCAAAGTAATAATCCACCAATTTCAACGCCGTCTTTGAAACGGGAATTTTGGTCGACCATTAACTTCATTTCAGGGTGGTCCGCTAATTTAACGGGTTCCCATCCTTCACGCATTTTGGAAGATACATTTAGATTATCAGCCTCGTTCATAACACTAGTGCGAATCCATCGATAAGCCCAACCAGGTACCTTTTTAAATTCTGGTAATAATGATGCAGGTTGCCAGCTATCAGGTCTTTGAAAATCATCTCTAGTATCTTGTTCACGATCTATTCTTTTATTATCCATTTGCATTCTCCAATTTTAAAGTTTCTCTTGCATATTGTTCCGGTGTTAGACCAAATTTCTTGGCTAACGCTACTTGTGTCTTCGTCAGACGCACTTTTTTTGGCGCGGTGCTACGCGTTGCCGGAGCAACTACATTCGAAGGTTTTGTGCGCTGGGCGGGTTGGTCCTCGTCTAGCGTTGCATCCCCAAACATTTCTGGGAATCGTTTTTGCATCGTACTATCAATACGACGATAATAATCGTCAGATGCGGGATCTATGCCGCTTCTAACTAATTTTTCATGTAAGCCTAATGCTAAGCTTGTCATTTCCTCGTCTTTACCAAACCAATCATTTTTAGATTGCCATGCAACGGCTTTACTGTCTGGTTTAAACGCAGGGGTTTCGTTTTGTTGTATATATACATCTTTTTCATCGTTTTGTAAAGCAGTTTTAAATCTGGGTTGATATGATTGAGCTTGAGATAAACGATACTGAGCATCATTCATCTGTTGTTGAGCTTCAATAATCTTTTCAGTATCACCAGAATCATAAGCTTCACGATAATCTCGTTTAGCTAAATTTAACTGATTTTCTAAACCACTTTTAAGCGTTTCAAGGTATGTTTCTTCACCAGAGCTTAAAGAAGATTTTAACTTCTTATTTTCATCAGCAATTTGTTTTGCATAATTAATAGCTTCTTGGCGTTCTCGGTCTGCAGATTCTTTAGCACGTCTTTCGTCGTGATAAACTTTTCTAAGCTGAGCCATGCGAGTTTTAACTCTATCAGAATAATCTTCTAAATTATCCTTTTCTAATTCTTCTACTACTTCTTTAGGTAAGGGTTCTTTACCTCTATCAGCAGCTGGAACATCATCGTCTGTAATTTCAAGATCAATGTCATCTGCGTTTGTTTCTACTTTAACTTCATTTTTTTCAGCTTTATTAGAAACTTTTGTTTCTAAACTAACTTCTTTTTCATCAGGTAACTTATTACCTGAAATATCATCATCATCTGGATATTCAAAGACAATGCCGTCTTTTGTTTCAGTAACCATTTAATTCTCCTTATGCGCGAGTATAGCCGCGAGGATCTTCTACAACCCCCTCAACTGTATCGTCGTTAATAATGCGGAATTCTCTTCCGTGGATTTTAAATCTAGTACCTGCGTATGCACGTGTTAGAACAAAATCACCTTCTTTACACCATGGACCTGTAGGAAATCTAGCTTCGTCTTTATAAGCTAAGTCACCTACTTTTACTACAAATAAAACTACAGTTGCATGTTCTTCTATAGTTCTAGTTGAATCTGCTTTTACAATACCGCCTTGATATGTTTCTGAAGCATCGGGAATTGCACAAAGTATCTTGTATCCTTTTGGCTCAGGTAACTGTAAACCACGTTCTTCAATTGGTATATCTTCTGCATCTACATCTTCAATCTTTGGAACAATAATTGGTCGACCATTTGCATCTACCAAATTTTTATTCATTGTGAGTATTTGATCACTCATCGTCGTATGTCTCCAATCTTTGTGCAAGGTCTTTGATCAAACTTTCAGCAACGGATAGACCTCGAATATATCCTGCCATATTTTGATACGAAGCAAAATCTTTTGCTGCTCCGTCTCCTAAATTATTTAAAACTGTTTTGCGCTGATTCTCTATTTGAGACAATAATAGTTCTAGCGTTTGGTCCATTTAGTTACTCCTCTGTTGGTTGGGGTGTTTCCTCTTGTTGTGGTTGTTGCATCATTTGTTGCATCATTTGCATTTCTTTATTCATACTATGGTCTTTATCTTTCATGTCGCTAGTATGATCTTGTGAGCTTTCAGTTTTTAATAAATCTAAACCTAACTCAACACCACGAGCATGTTGTGTAGCTTCTATTTGTTGTTGATCAAGCATAGCTTTTTGACCTAGTTTAGCACCTTCAATTCTTTCTTGAGAGTCAATCTTTTCTTTATCAAGAATTAATCGTGCTTTATCTAATTCAATATCGGCTTGAGTTTTTTGTGCTTTAATTTGAACTTCTTGTTGTTTAATTTGAAGTTCTTGTTGTTGCATTTGAATTAACGGATCTTGAGCTTGTTGTTGCGCTTGTTGTTGAGCCACTTCTTTTTGGTTCAATTGCAATAATTGTTCCGCAGCTTGAGCAGTCAATTTAGATAACTCTACTTCTACTGATTGTGGAAGTTCATCATCAGGTGTTGGTAATGATGCACCTAATTGTTTTTCAATTTGTTGTCTATATGCAAACGCTACGTGTTCATTAATGTGAGCCATAGCTGCCGCTTGTAATTGTTGAGCCATCGGGTTTTGACCTATTAACTGAGCAATCTTCGGATCTTGAATAGCGGACATATGTACTTTAATATGTGCTTCATGGTCTTGGTATAAGAACGCTTTAACTGGTTTACCATTAAGTATAGCCATATTTTCTGATACCGGATCTTTAGGCTTTTGATCATCCGCTGTAGGTATGAGTTTACCAATGTTCTTAACCCCTAATACTTCAAGCATCTGTTTATTAAGTTCTGGTAAATCATAAATTTGTGGATTTTGTTGTGCCATTTGCATAACTGCTTGATACTGCACAACTTTTTGAGACATTGTAGCTGCGTTAGGATCTGATACAGGTATAACATCACAGCAATCATAATCAGATTGTTTAGCACGTCTATCACCTACTTCTGGTTCATATGAATATTCTTCAGGTGTGTAATCTTTAATGATGCCAGCTAATAACTTAAATTCTTGTTTCATCGCATAGTAAATACGCGCTTGAACTGCTGACATTACTTTTAATGTACGTTCTAGAATTGCTAATGTTGTACCTACGGGTGAGTTAGCACTCATATCAGATACTTTCATATCTGCAGCTGATGCAAATCTTCTACCTTCTTCAACAATCTGATTCATTAACTGATTAAGAACTTGTGAAGGTTCTTTATACGGCAACGGTAAGATGTTATCGCGGATGGCACCTGATGGTACATCTACGTCTCTCCATTCACCTGGAGCAATCGGTGTATCATCACCTTTGATACGAAGTCCTCTTGACTTCATACCGCCTGGTAAGTTCGATAGAGTACCTGCGTCTACAAGTTGACGTAAGATCATAGTACCTGATTTTGCGAAAGCACCTATCAAATGAATTAAGCCAAAGCAATAAAAGCCAAAGCCTGGAATGTATCCATAATGTACGAAATGTTGTCGTTTAGTTTTTAATTTATCATCTGGCTGCCAGTTACGACGAATAGCTAAAATATCTCCTGTACCTTGTTCAATCGTTACAACGTAAGGTAGTGCTATACCATCTTCATCATCACCATTTTCTAAATCTAAGTTGACATGCATTTCTAAGATTTTAAATCTGTCATCTTCTGATGAGTTGAATCCCATCTTCTCTGCAATTTTCTTTTCAGCTTCGTCCGCTTCGTGAGATGGTTCACCTAAATCTATATCTCTATAGAACTCAGCTACTTGTAATTTACGAATCTCATTTTTAGTTTTACGCATGACGTGTGTTACACGTTCAGCTGTTTCTAAGTTTGATGCACCATAAGGCACAACAATATCTTCAGCCGTAACATACATGGATACTTGACGATCAAGGGAAGGATCAAAGTAAACTTTCTTGAACGCGTTACCAGCTAACCCTAGTCCCCATAACATTCTTTCATGTTCTGGACGATACTCGGGCATCTTCTCTGTTAACTGATAGTTCATATCTTCTTTAACACGAAGAGCTGCATCTACTTTTTCTGGAGTTTGTTTACCTATGATTTGTGTTTTGACTGGACCTGCAGCTGGGAAAGTTTCCATCATTGTTTCTGCTTGGAACTTAACAAGTGCTTCAGTCATAAGCGGATGGTACACATTACATGCACCTGGCCATGGTTCTGTTCTATCTTCTACTTTAAGACCTAATAACTCTAGACCTTCAACATATGTATTTAACCAATCTTTTCTAGACTCAATGTCAGTTCTATACTCACCCATCAAATCGCCAGACAATTCAGTTAATTGTTTCTCATCCATGTCCTCTGCTAAGTTAGCATTAAATTCTTCATTTTCTTTTTTATCTTTGCCTGGCACAATGGTAATCTCCATGCTGCCATCATCTAATGTAACTGAATCTGGATTTTCAATCTCAATACTCATATCGGCTTGAGCTTTTGCTAAATCTTCAATACCTTGAGGCGTTTGACTTACACTTTTATCTATTGCCATAATTTATCCTTAAACTAAATACAACTTATTCCTAGAACTTCTAAAGCCTGGTATATCTTCAGGTTCATCATTAGGTAATCTAATGAACCCACCTTGTCTAAATCTCATTAACGCCATAGTGGTACTATCCACTTGGTCATCGTTAGCACCTGATGGGAAGTCATTACACTCCTCAATCAGTTCGTGTGCCCAACGTTTATCTGGAGCCCACACTATACCAGATCTGAATAGATCTGCCACGGAGTTAACGCGGCTAATCTTATCTTGACCTTTTCCAGGTGTAAATTCCCCTAGCGGAATACCCATCCTCCTCATTTCCTGATATAGAGCGGCTCCGTTAGATTTCTTTTCTACTATGAGTGCGTCGGGTTCCCATTCTTTGTACTCACGAAGTACTAACTCTTTTAACTCAGGGAACTCTAGTCTTTCCTTAATAGCATTTAATAGTATTATATTATAATTATTGGTCTCTTCGTTAAAAAAGACACCCCACGTAGTTAACGAATTATAATCGGCTCTCGTATTGGCTTCTTGTGCAGCATCAAGAGACATAATCGTAAACTCACAACTTGGTGGCACTTCGTTATCCCATATCTTCCACCACTCACGTTTTATGAGTGCACCTTCTTCTGAGACTGGGTTCTGTAAGTATTGAGCATTCCAGTACCGAACATCTAGTGCTGCTTTCTTTGCCTGTAATTCTTCAAGTGGCCAAAACTCAGGCCAAAGACTTTCTTCTTCGCCTGCTTTGTTTTCAATAATCGCTGGAAATTCAACAACTTCCCAATCGTCAACCCCGTCTTGCTTTATCATTTGGTTAACTATTTGGCCGGTCAAGTCTAGCTTAGACCACCTAGTCATTACTACAATGATCGCACCGCCAGGCATAAGACGTTGTATTGGACCAGACTGAAACCACTCCCAAGCAGGCAGAAAAACATCCGCTCGTCCCAATTTGGCGTCTTGCTCGGAGTGTGGATCATCAATGATAAACAAATCAGCCCCGCGACCAGCGAGGGCACCGCCAACACCAATAGCAAAATATTCTCCATTATGATTAGTTCCCCATCTACTTGCAGACTTACTATCTGCTTGTAGTTCTACATCAGGGAATACGTCTTTATAAGCATCGCTACCAACCAAGTTACGAACACGACGACCAAAGTTAACAGCAAGGTCAGCGGTATGAGACGCCATAATAATTTTTTTATGAGGATACTTTCCCAAAAACCAAGCAGGTGCGAGATATGAGATAAGCTCAGACTTCCCGTGTCGTGGCGCAATATTAACAATAACTCTTTTCTTTTCGCCGTTGGCAATAGCCTCAAATATTTTTGCAAGTCTTCTATGATGATTCCCTACTTTATATCCTGGATACACATGATCAATAAATTCTAAAAATGTTCCCTGTCTTTTTTCAATAGCTTGAGTTTTTTCTAACTCATTTAACTCGGCAAGTAACTGTTGTTGTTCATGCGGAGGTAAAACACCTATATTAGCTAACGCTGTATCTAAATCAGCATCAGTGATGCCTGCTATATCTATGGGCATATTATTCTTTTGATTCTGTTACATTAACTGCATCGATAATTTCAAATGATGTATCGATAGCTGCTGTCTTACCAAGAATTTTAAATAGTTTATTTTTAATTTGTGCTTGTAAATCTTCTTGGCTTAAATTCTTAACTGTAATTTCTGTTTTTTCAGAGAACAAACCTACATCACTTATCTTACCTAATAGTTCTAAGGCTTTTAATCTGTGTCTTGGATCTGATAATCCTGCATCTTCTATAAGTTTATTTGTAACAAACCGTCTCAACTGGACGGCTTCTTGTACAACTTGATGATCATAGTCCGACAACATCATAAATAGATGCTGAACTGTAGCCGGAGTGTTTAATGCTTTATTAACTGATGCATTTAATGTGTTTTTACCTTCAGGATCTGTGTATTGTTTGAATATATCAGCAGCTTCTTGCTTTTCTTGTGAGGAAACAGGGATTTCTGCTCCGCCTTCTACTAAAACCTTAGCAGTTGCGGTTACAACCTTAACTTTTCCATCTAAAGTTGTAGGTTCTTCTGCCTCAAAGTCATCAGGCAGGGGTTTATTGGTGTCTGGTATGATTTTTAATGCCATAAAATGTCGCTGTTTACATCCTAGAAATTTATTTGCAGCTATTGCGGCCAATATATATGAATTTGTTATATTAATCAAGCATATTTTTAGTATAATGAACCTATGAAAGACCTCTTTACTTTAACAATTGCTGGACTAACTCTATGGTGGATAACCTCATGGGTCGATTCTGCATATGCTGATGTTGCTTTTGCTAATAATACAGCATGGTTTTATGTAACTCTGTTTTCATTTTGAAACGTTCTACTCTAACTCCTCAAAATCTAGCCATTCTTTATGATATGGCATGTAAACTCCCACCTTTTAATAAACTTAAGATGCCTAAATCATATAGAGTTAAGTTTAAAGTTATACGAAACCCTGATATTTACGGTTGTTTTGATGAGCAAGAACTAGCAATTGAAATAAGTTCTAATGCCTGTGGTCATTTCACCACTATATTCTCCACCCTTCTCCATGAAATGGTGCATTTAGCTCTTTATGTTAAAGGCGATGATGACTTTGATAAGCATGATGAGAAGTTCCAAAAGATAAAGCGTGTCTACGCTGAAGTCTACTCCCTAGATCCAAAAGCAATCTAACCCGTTTTTTTAAATTTTTTATAAAAATTTTTTGAGCTGCCTCTTTTTTAAGCAAGGGGGTGGGTTTCTATTTTTAAAAATTATCATATCGTTTATGCAAATCTCAATGCTAACGCGCGTGCGTGAACCTTATTATATATTGGGGTCATAGGGGTATAGTGGGTCAATAAACTTGACATTGTCAGCTATTCGTGTATAATGGGTGACATGGATTAGTAATTACTAATTCATGGCGACAAAGGAATATTTTTATACCAATGTCGTTTTACTTAACTAACATGAGGATTAAACAAAATGAAAAAGGAAAATCAAAAAGCAAGTAAAGTAATTAATGCCGTTGAATTATCTACTAACCAAAAAGATAGTATTCACAATGCTGTTAATTATCAGTTAGAAGTTATTCAGATGGATAACCTATACAATAAAGACAGGGCATCATTAAAGAAGTTATTGCATGAAAATATTGCAATAGCTATGGGTGATGAACCTAGTTATATTGAATGGAATTATATCCATGATGTTTTTAGGGGTGAAGTATGCAAGGCAACGGGCATGGAATTTGAAAGTTTTGATAAAAACATTTGGACTGATATTACTAAGAATTTGGAATTGGAATTTGAATTAGTGAAACCAAAAAGCCCTAATGTAAAATCAGAGCAAAAATCAGAGCAAAGGGCAAAAATTGACTCTATGACTGATGAGGAATTACGCTTAGCTGGTAAGATTGTGGAATTGGCAAAAAGAGAGGAAAAGCGTATTAAAAATGCCGATAAGTTAGAAGAGCAAAGCAAAAAAGATTTTACTAAAGAATTTAAAACTTCTATGGAAAATCTATCAAAAAGTGAGTATGCCTTTGCCCTTTGGATTGATAGCAATATCAATATGTTAAGAGAGCAATTTTTAGATTCACAAAGTTAAAAAAGTTTTATAGCATTAATTAAGCCCTGTATTTTTACAGGGCTTTTTTTTTCGCCGTTAATTTCGTGGCGACAAATTCGGTTCTACCGAATTATGACCGTATCTATATGGTATGTGAGGTATGGGAGTGATACAAAGTTAACTTCGTGGCTACATAATAATGCGTGTTATAAAATTACACGCATGTCGTATAAAATTACAACAGGACTGGACAGTATGTAATTTTACTGAATAATCAATGACTTACAACTATTGACATTGTCTACCTAGTGTAATTTTACTGTATAATCAAGCATTTAGCAAAAATACACTTTTCTATATAAATCAATAACTTAGTATAAAATTACAAAATTACATCAAAAAAGGTATCCCCGTCTGGAAAATCAATTTAACTTCGTGGCTAACCTGTTTTTATTTTTTCTTGCCTTCGTTCTTCCAGCCCTCGCAATGCCGTTTTGCGTGTAATTTTGTATTATTACTGAATAATCAATGACTTAGCTTGTAATTTTATACTTGACAAAGTAAATACCCTTGTAATTTTACTTAATAATCAAAGACTTATCGTGTAATTTTATACCCACAAAGTTAACAAAGTCTACTTACCTTTCCCAATCAAATCAAACACTTAATAAAATTACATGACAATGTCAACCACCGATTAAAAAATAGGCACATGTTAACCACTAAGTTAACGGCGACAAACCCAGTAAAAATAAAAAATGACCGTTCGTTCGTGAGAGGTCGGTGAGGATTTCCCTAAACGCAAAAAGGGAGTCGTATTTTTAGGTCTATTTATTTAACTTTGTGGCTATAAAAACACCGAGCCTATCTACTTGACAATGTAAATTACCTATGCTATACTTATAAAACTGCTAGAACAATAAGCAGATTAACTAACCTGCGACATTCGTATAACTTTATACCCTTGTCGCTTTTTATGAGGAGTTTATTATGTCAGATTTAAATAGTGCTTTGGTGGTAATAGAAAAGAAAAAGGCAGAAATAGATAGACTTGAAGCCGATTTTATATGGACTCACTTCTTTAACTATTGCAAGAGTTTTTATGCAAAAGGTGGGGTTTATGGTGATGAGGTAGACGCTACCGATAAAGAGATAGAGTTAGCTATTCTAGATATTCTTGACGATAAAGAGTATGAATTTGAAGGTGATAGTTGGGATAGGGAACGCGTTAGAAGTTTCATTGAGAATAGACGCAAGTTAAAATACAATCAAATGATATTTAAAGCGACTTATCAATCCATGAAACATGATGTTAATTTACAAGGGGAAACGAGATGATTAGTATTTATGATTGGTATATTATGTTAGCTTGCGTTGCATTGTTAGTGCTTTACATTTTATTAATTTGGTTTGATAGAAAGGACTCAAAATGAGTGATATTACTTATATCTTTTTGCAAATGTTATTGTTGTTGGCTTATGGTTGTTATGTTGCCTATCGTGTAGGGTTTAGTAAAGGTCAGGCGACAATCGTATCAAAAAATACCAATGTCTTTAAATCATGGAAGGAAATCAAATGAAAACGAAACCGATATTTAAAACACCTAACTCTATGAGTTATCAAAACTATGAAAGGGAAATATATATGTCAGAATATACAACAATACCAAGAGAGCACTACAGACGACTAAGATTTTGCACAGTTTTATCGGTAGGGATAAACATATTCCTATTACTTGTCATGGTGTTGAGATGAACATAGACCAAGTAAAAGAGTATGTGACCACGCAGTTAAAGTCGTATAGGGTTAAAACTATACTAGATAACTTTAGTGATAGCGAGTGGAAGCAAATGTATAAACAGATAGCACCGACCAAGCCTTATGAAACAGAACGGCGTTTAATAGATTGGGCAAGGCATGAACTTGAGTTTTTCCGTTATGTGTTGTATAAAGAAAGACACTACGAAGAACTATTGATTGACCATGCCTGTATTGATTGCTTGCGTTGTGAAGATACTACTTGTAAAGAACGGAAGTATTATGTCAGACGACCACAAAGTTAACGAAGCTATGCTTGATGCACTCATGTCAGACTACCAAGTTAATAGAGTAAAACAAAAATTACTAGCGTGGCTTATTCTCTTTGGTAAAAGTGAAGTGACTGCTGCACAGCTATTGGAACACGACATAATAGGTATGGATATGTGGGGATTGATAGATAAAGGACTCGTCATTGAGAATTCAAAGACAGCTACCTATACGCTTAGATTAACAAAAAAAGCAATAAACTATATAAACAAAGGAGAAAAGCATGATAAGTAAAACTATGCAAAAGAAGTTGATAGAACTGCATTTTGGTATTCCATACATAGAAGAAATAGAAACTAAAGAATTAAAAGCAAGCGTCAGATTATATAATAAAGGAACAAGCATGGGTGTAAGCGATGCTATTGTGTGGAGTTTAATTGAGAATGAACTAACGAGGAGAAAAGCATGAGCAATAAAGTAACAATCGTAATTAGTATTAACTCTGATACTGTGTCAAGGTTTTTGTTTGATGACTATATAAATGCTTGTGTCGAGGCAGGCTTAGTGGTAAGGTATGAGCCGTATACATCAGATATGTATGCAGAACTCAATGAGAAAGCGCTTGACATTGAGAGGCAACAGGCACTTACAGAACTTGAAAATGAAATCCTAAACAATACCTGTATCAATGGGACTTGTGAAGATTAATATAAAGGAGAAATATATGAAACAAATCAATATCATCGTGAGCATCGTCACATTCTAGTAGCCTATCGGCTATAACTTAACTCGTATAAACAAATATAAAGGAGGTCAGTATGATTGACCAAGCTTTACTTTGTCTCGCCACGACCATATACATGGAGTCTGCTCATGAGCCACATCAGGCACAAGTAGCAGTAGGCTATGTATTGATGAGGCGAGCCGACTTTAACCATAAGAATGTGTGTGCTGAAATGAAACGACCATATCAGTTTAGTTGGTATGGGTTAGTGCAACCACCTTCGGTAATTAGACAACATTACTTTGATATAGCGTATCGTGTATTGCATAGGCTAGAGGTAGACTATAGCTATGGTGCAACGAACTTCCACGATACATCTATAAAGAAACCGAAGTCATGGGTTAGACTAGAACCCGTAGTTAAATGGTCTAACTTAATTTTTTATAAACAAGAGGAGAGAAAATATGCAAGTGTTAATTGATTTAAATGATGACCAAGCAGATGAAGTATTGGTAGAGGCATTAAAAAGTGGGTATCAAGTAAACCTTAACTTTCCCGACGAGCCAAACTTTTATGAGATAAGCCAAGCGTTTAGAACTTTGCTTGCTTACTACATGGGAGATAAAGAGTATGCGAAATACATGCATAAAAGGGCTAAGGTTCGTAAGACATATAATGCCAAGCGTTTAGTGGAGGCGAACAATGGACTCTAAAAAATACGAAGGCACAGGGTTTTTGTTAGTAGGGGTTATTGTAGGTATTACTTTTACATGGGCAGTTATGAAGTATACCCACCTACATGATAAGTATAAGATGAACCTCAAGTGTGTGCAGGGGGAATTGTATGAAGAAATCAGACCTAACTTCTATGTTAAGTCGCACCTTGAATGCTTTGAGCAAAGGAGTTTCTAACATGGATACAATCGCATGGTTGACAGCACTCTACATAGCTGTAAGTGTAGGTGTGATAATTGATGACCACAAAAGTAAAGAACCACCTAAAGAACCACCAAAGGTAGAGCAAACAAAATGAGTTTGCCTTTTACTTATGCAGTTGTAGATGATGACGGCGAAGTCTTACGCAAGTATAGATGGAGTGCTAAAGAGGCGAAGTGGCATAAAGAACAAGGGAGTAATGTCATCAAGCTAGAAGTAGTTAAAGAAGTTAAGGAAGATGTTATGACTTTAGTTGGCGATTGTTTATTCTAATGTATACCAAGCTAGATGATTGGCGTCATGCCCACAAAGTTAACGAACTACTACGGAGTAATCCGTCTATGACACAGAAAGAACTTTGTAAGTTAATGATAACTAATTTTCACAGGCTTAAATATTTAGAACAACAAGGACTTATTAAATTAAGGAGAAGAGTATATGAACAAAGAACAAAAAAGAGCCATACGCAAATTTGACACATGGCAAATGAATAAATTTGCACGCAACGCAAAAAAGGGTTATTACTTTTTCCAACCCGATAATGTGTCGCTACCTACACCTCGTTCAGCGAGAGATGCTTGGGGCGGGACATATACGCCACAGTCGGAAGATGACCGTAACCAAGAGAAATATATGACATGGACAATTTATGCGTTTGTGTTTGCGTATATTGCGTTTCTTATTTGGAGGGAATTACCATGAGTTATCAATGCGTTGATTGTGGAAGTGATATAGCTGATGGTAGGTATAAGCTAGGATATAAAACTTGTTTAGGTTGTGGTGAGAAACATGCACTCAATTATAAACATTGTATCGTGCCTATGCCTAAGAGTAATTACATTGTGGTGACTGACTTAGAACTATTGAAAGGACTGAATTCATCACATAAGAGTAGGTAAAAAAATTTGGACAATGACTTGACAATGTCAAGTAATCATGTTATAATATGTTTGTAGGAAATGAAGAAGTGCTTTATCAACCAAGCGACAATCGTATAACTTTATACCCTTGTCGCATAACTTAAATGAGGAGAAACATCATGAATCAAAGCGAGTATTACAAACAGCAAGCCGAAACACTCGGCGAATTCTTTAAGCACTATGGGTTTCATAATATAACCCCCGTGCCTTCCAAAACAAACTATGATTTAGCAGTTCAAATCATGAAACAACAAGGAGAGAAAAATGCAAAACATCTTTCCAAATAAACAAGAAAAAGAAACACTACTGACGCAGTTAAATCTGCTAGGTGCAAAGCGTGTGTATGTATCTTTTAGAGGTGGTGGTGATGAAGGACAAGTGGAAGAAACATACTACCGAGATGTTAATGATAATACCCATGAGATACCAAGCGATATGATTGCATGGACTAAACAAGCCTATGGTCAACAACAAGCTGAAACAAAAAATGAAACGCTTGTAGAAGTATTGGAAGACTTATGCTACCGAGCCCTTGATGAAACAGGGTGGGATTGGTATAACAATGACGGAGGTCAAGGCGAGTTAATTATAGACTTTACTGAAACCCCACCAAAGATTGATTTAAGTGTAGGTATCAACACTATGTCAACAGAATATCATGACTATGATTTGAATGAAAGCGAGGAAGAATAATGAATACTCATTATCATTCTAAAACATCTGTAAAGAAATGGGGTGGTGTTGAAGCTGACTATCAACCTATCCATGATTGGTTTGATGCAACCAAAGAATGTTTTGCTGATGCAAGACACAGGGCAATTCGTCATCACTCACAAGGTATCTTTGAATGTGAAAGACAATTCGGGTTATTCATTGTGAATAGTGAAGGTCGTGAAGTGCCTACAAGACTTATCGGGGAACAACATGTTAAAGAAGATTGTGGTGGGTGGATACCTAGCATGCAAGATTGGCTTATTAACATGAAGTTTGTTAGTTGGATGAATCGTGGTTATGACATGAAAGAAGGAGAATAGCATGGGATTTCATATCAATGTTTGGAACATGCCTCGTATTGAAACATATGACAAGGCAAAAGAAGTTTTTGCAAGCACAACTGCTGTGCGTGGTGAGAACCAATCGGTTCGTAGACTTGGCGATAGATACGAGAAAGAAAAGTGGTTGCGTCAAGAGATACAAGAAGGTGTTGAAGTTTATATTGCAGGGTATTACAACACAGA